AGTAGCTGACGGTGACGGTGACGCAGTAGCTGACGGTGATGACGACGGTGTTGGCGTTGGCGACGCGGTAGCTGACGGTGACGGTGACGCAGTAGCTGACGGCGACGGTGACGCAGTAGCTGACGGCGACGGTGACGCAGTAGCTGACGGTGACGGTGACGCAGTAGCTGACGGTGACGGTGACGCAGTAGCTGACGGTGACGGCGACGCAGTAGCTGACGGTGATGGCGACGCAGTAGCTGACGGTGATGGCGACGCAGTAGCTGACGGCGACGGCGACGCGGTAGCTGACGGTGATGGCGACGCAGTAGCTGACGGTGATGGCGACGGGCTAGGAGACGGCGATGGTGACGCGGTAGCTGACGGCGACGCAGTGGCTGACGGTGACGGCGTTGCAGTACCACAGGGTGATGGCGACGGCGAGGGAGTTGGCGACGGCGACGCAGTAGCTGACGGCGACGGCGACGCAGTAGCTGACGGCGACGCAGTGGCTGACGGTGACGGCGTTGCAGTACCACAGGGTGATGGCGACGGCGTGGGAGTTGGCGACGGTGACGCAGTAGCTGACGGCGACGGCGTACCGGTAGGCGACGGTGATGGTGTCGCAGTAATTGACGGCGACGGACTAGGAGACGGTGACGGTGACGCGGTAGCTGACGGTGATGGCGATGCGGTAGCTGACGGTGATGGCGATGCGGTAGCTGACGGTGACGGTGACGCGGTACCTGACGGCGATGGTGACGGAGTGCCTGACGGCGACGGTGACGGAGTGCCTGACGGCGATGGTGACGGAGTGCCTGACGGCGACGGCGACGCGGTAGCTGACGGTGATGGCGACGCAGTAGCTGACGGTGATGGACTAGCTGACGGCGACGGTGATGGCGACGCAGTAGCTGACGGTGATGGACTAGGAGACGGTGATGGTGATGGGGTAGCACACACGTCGGCTTCCTCCACTTTGAGGGTATCAACGGCACCCGCTATGCCAACATGCAGTCTAACAGACATATACATCGACTCATTCTGCGAGGCTTGTCCACCCACTCTAACATCGTTTATCTCAAGAACTTTATACCACTTTTCTTCGGGGCCGGCAATCTGATCGCTTAGAAGAGCAGGCGAAGTATCCTCAAGTTCACAGTTTTTATAAAGAATTTCCCCCCCATCAAGAACGCCATTTATTAAAGTGTCAGTATAGACGGTTATAGTCGGGAACTCGTCTGCATCACAGGCCTGATCTTTACCACTAAATCCTGAATATATACCTGTCTGAACAGGATTAGTTCCTTGCGACTTATTGAACTGAAATACATCATAAACTACTTTAATTGGAATACGCTGACATGCTAGCGCGGTAGCTGACGGTGATGGCGATGGCGATGGTGACGGTGACGCGGTAGCTGACGGTGACGCAGTAGCTGACGGTGACGGCGTTGCAGTACCACAGGGTGATGGCGACGGTGACGCAGTAGCTGACGGTGATGGCGATGCGGTAGCTGACGGTGATGGCGATGCGGTAGCTGACGGTGATGGCGATGCGGTAGCTGACGGTGACGCAGTAGCTGACGGCGACGGTGATGGCGATGGCGTTGCTGTAGAAAGACACTTGCCATGCCAAGTCTCCCGGTCATCATCAATAGCCCCACCCGGATGTATACGGGCTAAGATTAATCCGTTCCATTTTTCATTATAAGAAAGAGCAGGATTTGTCGCCTTTGATATTCCCGGTAAACCACCAATAACAGGAAGGTCACTATAATCATACAAAGCATCGACCCCCGCATGAGGAACGGATTTACCGTGTCTTGTCATCCAGTCGAAAGCCAATTGCCCCATGTTTTCGGAAATCCAAACCCGATTGTTCTTGATTGCCCACGCAAGTCCTGTCGCGTCCGTACCGATGGCGAAACCCTGCCACCATTTATAAACCGTTCTTATAAGACCCTCTTCTGAAAGAGTCCAACCACCACTATCAAAACCATTTTGAACATCGCCCTGAAGCTTAAACTCGAAAAAGCCACCTTCCTTTGAAGAATAATCTGGAGCTATAGCATCTCTAACTTGTCCATATAATGAATCCAACTCATCATTCTCATCAACCATCCAATGTTTCGATAGGGCCTTAGATATTCCCCAAAGAAGACTTCTAGTTAATCTAATCTCCCCCTTATGATTTTCATAAATCTCGCCAAAAGAAGACAAGCGCTCTAAGTCTATGCCCTCCTTAGTACAAAACTCGCCTTGGCATAGTTCAATGCGACCTAAACCATCTTGCTCGTCTGTAACAACTGGAAGTATTTTTTCAAAGTAACATATATCTTCACCTTGGGGTCCTCCGCCAGACTCTTTAATAAACTCCCAATTATGAAATTTTTCTGTGCATATAAGTTCTCCAAGTACCCCATTATCATCATACGGCCCCGGGATCATCACCTCCGGTGGATCCTGTGCTGACATGCCAATGCCAAAAGTTTTGTAATAACGAGTTGCTGGGTCCCCCCCAAAAAGAACCGAGCTCGAATTTGGATTAAGTACCCAAGACTCGCTCGCGGGATGCCAAACCTTGGTTTCTTGAGGATCCCAATCATCAACCTCTATTCCTACTCTAAATCTAACTCCGCAATAATCTCCTTTCGGTGTTGCTGATGGCGACGGCGTTGGGGTATCTGTCGGCCCGTCAGGAGGCAGAATGTCCGAGCATTTATCCTCTATGAAAGTCTTAATCTCTGAAGGGATAGAGTTTACATTGAGAGAACCATCAACATTAATTAAAAACGGCTCTAATACGTAAGGGTTTTGCGCAAACGGTATTTGGGGGGCCAACGAAAAGACATTTACCCCGTCGTCTATGCATTCGGTTTCAGCGCCATCTGGTATTAGCTTATCTAAATCTTCATAATAATATTCAAATATGCATTCTCCTGATGTCGGATCTTTGCTTACTAGCCATTTGCCTCTGGTAACGCTTTGCGGATCAAGACACTCTGGAGCTCCATCTACACGCGACTGCCAAACATATTTAGCATCAGATGCGGACACTTCAGCAAGAGCAAATTTATATAGAAAAACAGTCTCCGGCGCGGTAGATGATGGTGACGGTGACGGTGACGGTGACGGTGACGCAGTGGCTGATGGTGACGGCGACGGACTAGGAGACGGTGTCGGTGTCGCTGTGCCGGTTGGACAATTCGGTTCGTCGTATGGATGACTATGGGTAGTACAATCATAATTAACATAAGAAAGACCATCTTCAGAACATACGTTTATGAAAACTATATAATCACTTGACGCGTCTTGGGTCTGATCATAGTTTCCTTGGTTTAAACGCCCATCGTTTTCCCACAAACACATACAGGGTCCTTCTTCGTACGGACCAAGCCCCGTATCGAAGTTTGCAGGAGCATGATCATTGCCACCGCTGCTGGAGGACATTCTGGCAAGACCATACTTGTACCCCTCGCCATCCAGCTCAGCGGCTGGTATCCCAGCCCATGGACCATATGCAGCGGGATCAATCCCAAACCTTGCAGCGATTGCCTCAGGACACGAAGGAAACCGAAAATCAAAAGAGTCTATATCCATGTGGCCACCCGCGTCGGATGATACCCCGTCCTTAAAAATCATCTGATCTACACCAGTATCGGTCGGCACTCTCCCTTCGCTACCGTGATCCGAGCCACCATGAATAATAAACGTAGGCTCCCCCATCAGCGGAGCGTTGAAGGTGCGCCAGTCATTTTCTTCCTCCAACCATTTATTAATGACGGCCGCCCATTGGTTGTTTCGGGCTACTACCCCTGTGGGGGTTGTTCTGCCTGCCAAAATGTAAGCCGGGTCCGAGGGAGGTGTTTCAACACCTAAGACTTCAATACCCGCAAGCGTAACTGATTCTATCAGCTTAACCATCTCCATTGCAAAACCTTCTTCGGGCAAGGTGGCATCAGGACGGTCCTCTGCCGGTGTCCAAGCATTGTGGCAACAGAGTGCTTCCTGCTGATCGACTCCTCGATCTTTCAGTGACTCTATCAAGGCGCATTGTTCCGGAGTCCCTTGACTAGCCAGTATGCCAAGGGCCGACACCTTCGCTTGGTAGTCGGATACGATCTTTGTGCTCGAGTCGCCAGAATAAAGAAGCTCGGTGAAGAAAACTCGCGAATAGTGGATGGCTTCTTCGTTGGCCACCGGAGGCAAAATATCAGTCGTCTTATCTGTCAGGTACCTCAGTGTAGACATCATTCCGTGGCTTTCACCAATGAAAACTGCATTATTTTCTTCGACGCTGTCTTTTATGAAGGTTGTTATGTCTGCTTCAGCACAAGTTAAAGGTGAACCCGGCGTAGGCGATGGCGACGGCGACGGTGACGCAGTAGCTGACGGCGACGCAGTAGCGCTAGGTGACGGTGACGCAGTAGCTGACGGCGACGCAGTGGCTGACGGGCTGGGAGACGGCGATGGTGACGGCGACGGAGTAGGGGTCTCAGCTAGCGGGGTAGCTGACGGTGATGGCGTCGGCGTTGGTGACGGTGACGCGGTAGCTGATGGCGACGCAGTAGCGCTAGGTGACGGTGACGCAGTGGCTGACGGCGATGGCGTTGGCGATGGCGACCCAGTCGGACAGCCTTCAGTGACAGTTATCTCACCACTAAGATACGTCGCGCCCCAGTTGTTCGCGAGGTACGAGCCGTTGGTATCCATTATCTCAATTTTTTCGTGAGGACACTCGCCGCCACCCATCCAATCTCCCGGCACGGGATTTTGAGTCGGCGTCCGAAAGTCATAACCATAGTGAGTATTATATCTAGCAACGTGATGGGGAACCCATCCAGCTGCATTATTCAGAGAATCGTACTTGGATATAACCCATCTCTCACCTTGAAACAAATGGATCTTCCACATTATAAGCGAATCATTGTTCTCCCCGTAGAACGCGCCTTGAGAGAATGTATAACATTGATTAATCTCAGGATACGGTGAGTCAGCAACTCTAACGCTAGGACAATCAAAATCCGGTGCTTCAGCTGACGGTGATGGCGTAGGCGTAGCGGTAGGCGTAGGCCCAACCGGAGGTAAAGGAGGAGGAGAAATAGACGACGGCGACGGTGATGGCGACGGCGATGGTGACGGCGATGGTGATGCGGTAGGTCCAACATCTGGACAATCCTTGGGGCAGAGATCTATGTATTCTGGTACCGTTGACTCTGTCCAAAACAAAACCGACTCAGCAGTTCCCGCCGGAGGGATACTCACGCTTGAGTTATACGCTATATAAACCGAACTGTTAAAACAGACTTTCGCTTTATCTTCATACTGAATGTGTTCGCTCCAACATTCCAATTCGGCAGGTAATGTCGGGACTAAAGGAATTTCTCCCCCAACGCATTCACACTCCTGAGAAACAAACTGCCCATAACTTATGATTTCATCACTTCCATCATCTATGGAGTTTACATACTCTGCGTAACCATCTACGCAAGACTGTTGCGGGGTTTTGTTTCTGACTACGTGAGATGCACCTTCTTCGCACCCCAACTGTTCGGAGAGAGTGCTCTCTAAACAGTCTCTATCCAAACAATTAACGCCTTCATCAAGAAGATATATATAATCATTAATAGTATAGGTAGTGTCGACAATCTCTTGAACAGCGGTATAACAGGCGGCGGTAGCTAAACTGGCAACTTGATCCACTAGAGTAAGGGCGTTCAGCAAGCCGCCCTGTGTGTATACTGCTTGATAAGCCTTTATAACGTAAGGGTTAGGAGAATTAAATCTAATTGCATTTACTACATTATTAGGTAAGTGTGTTAAAAGATTATTTGGGTCAGCTCTTAATATGAATTCTTTGGCGCTAGACGTGCCGCACTCTATTAATCTTACGCGTATTTCGCTTTCGGTTGTATTAACGCATAGATTGCACAGTGTCGTTAAATCTTCTTCTTCTGTCCCACTCGTGTCTTCGAACCCAAAGGAGGGGAGGTACTTGTTTAGTGTTCCATCTACCCTTTGTCCTCCACCGGGAGTGTCGTACTCTGACTGGGTTATCTTTTGTACTTTTACGCATGGACCATTATAAATGTTGCTTGGTAAAGAATAACTATCTACTCTTAGCGGGAAAAAATTAGAGCTAATTTTAATTACCCTATTATTTTTATCATCAAGGTCTACATTGGTTTTAAATTTAGTTATATAAGAACTATTAAAGTCTATTGTTCCTATTGTTTGTCCACAAGGAGTAAGTAAATAATAATTAGCTCCCGCCGGCTCTACGCTGGGAGAGGGTGTAGGCGTCGGCGTGGGCGTCGTCTGTGTGGTTAGCTGACACTCGGATGGAACGACTGTTCTCCAATAATTTTGCCCATTATTCTGATAAATTTCTCTAAATTTAAATTTTGAATCTAGACCCGCTATGATATTAAGTTTCTCTGTCTGTTCTGTGCCATCGTATTCGGCTGGGTCTGTTGATACATCCTTTACAATTTTCTCACCTTCAGTCAATCCCGCATCGGCTGCCGTTGCCTTATCATTAATGTCAGCGCATCCTACGTGAGGCCCAACGTTACCCCATTTTTGATCATGTTTATTCGTGACCGTAGGGACGCCGCCCTGATAAGTTACAAAATTTTGGTTATATCTAACCGGCCAAGTATATCTATACCAAATAATTTCGGCTTTACCATCAGCATCATACTCTGTGAGATGGTGGTGCCATCCCTCTGTAACCAGAGTGGGGAGAGAGCACTCTGCAAATCCGGTGAAATCGGCACCGCCGTTAAGCCACAATTTAGGTTTCCAAGCGGCAGTTTCGGGGCTGCCTACTGGTCCTTCGGCTACAACTCCGGCTTCTTGGTTGTCGGGGTCAATCCACTGACCGGTATCACAACTAAAACTAAAATCGATATGTCTGTAAATTCTTTTAGCACACTGCCACCAATCTTCGCAGACATCATGTACATCTTGATACTTGGGCGGGCCTTCCGCGCCGCTTTGCCACCAATTGAGCATGCTTTCATTAACTTGGTTATCAAAAGCATAAGTAAAGCCGGTGTCCCTATAGTTATTTAAAGCTATAGGAAAGCCTGCGCTATAATCATCATGCGAGGGGGGTATATAAGCGACCTTGTAACACGTGTTGGTTCGGCCCTGCGCAAGCGCGCCACTATGACTTACCGTCCAAGTATCCACACCCTCATCTCCCGGTATATGATCTGATTTAAAACCTTGTAGATTACTCCAAGTAGTCTGATCTCCCGCTGCGGGTTGCCAAGAATTATCCCCAACAAAAACATAATTAATTTCACCCGAGCAAGCAGTCCATTCGACCATTCTCCCATAAACGCACTCTTTGCAGCTATCGAATTCTTTAATTCCCCATTCGCTACCTTTTATTTCGACTACCGTATTGCCTTGAGCTTCCCAAGCCTCATATTCAGCATGGTCTGCTCCCGCCCCACCCTCTATTTCATAGCAATAACCGGACTCAGCACCCACGGCGGTCAATCTTACGAATTCCGAGTCAGGGTCAAAATCGTCAGGGAATCTGAAAAAGGACACCGATTGACTACCTACGCACAATTTTACCTTCCAAACCACGCCCGGCTCTGGCGTTGCGGTGGGGGTCACCGTTGGCGACGGACTAGGCGTTGCTGACGGGGTTGGTGACGGGGTTGACGTAGGACAACAAAGATTAGCGCATTCGTCCTCGAGCCAGAACATCGAATCGTCCTCACCGGGCACAGCATAAGGATAATTCCCGGCTCCTTCCTGAGAAGAGTTGCTCTCTAAGAGTCTATAACCCTTACCATTATGGCATACGTAAGTCTGAGGAAATTCTCCAGTATCTGGGTCGGCAATCTGGACTTCGTAATCGACCGGTTGGCTGTCGTTCCAAGGCAAAATATCTAACTCGCCACAGCCCAGACATTCAACAGAGGCCTGATCCTGATCCTCTGGCGTGCTTGATGGTGACGGTGACGGTGACGGCGACGGTGTTCCACAGCAGCTACCGCTGCAGCATTCTAACTCAAATATTATTGTATCAACCTGCTCCGCGGTATATAAAGTCTCACCATCATTTTTCTTTAGCTGCTCAAGAGCATAGCGAGATGATGAATCAAGCCACATAGAAGAACCCACGTACGGATAATCCGGATCATCCCATTGGCTTCTAACACAAGAACCATTGGGGACGGCAGCTATATAACAAATCCCATCATGACAAACTCGAGCTGCATCAGACCCGTCCGCGCCCGTAAGATATAGACATTCATTTGGGTTGTAAGGTCCTATGTCGCAAGCCGGGCAAGAAGGAGTCGGGCTAGGCGATGGAGATGGCGACCCGGTGGCTGACGGTGACGGTGACGCGGTAGCTGATGGTGATGGGGTAGGTGACGCGGTGGCCGACGGCGACGGAGTAGGGGTCTCGGTCGGACACATACAATCGTCTATCTCATCTACGATTATGTCATCACCGGACAATCCAATTATAACATACTGATCGCCTTCTATGAGGAACAGGTTATCTTCAGGTGAGGGGTCTGGCGCAGCCAATTGAAGGCTTTCGGCTCTTGTATAATCGTCAAGGACCGAATTTAAATATAGTTTTGTGCCCGAAGTCACCCCTGTTCGAAGATTTTCGTCTGGATCATCAAAATAGTAAACAGTCGTAGATAAACTGCCCAGACTACAACAAGTCAGGGTTTCTTCCGTTCCCTCTTGATAACCAAAGTATACAAATTCTGGATCTTTCCCGGGAGGGTTAAGTCGTGATCTAGATTTAGCATATAAAGTGATTGGAACTTTTATTGGGGTAGAGAGCGACGGCGATGGTGACGGCGATGGTGACGGCGTCGGAGTGTTCGTCGGACAACAAGCTAATTCAGTACAACAAATATCCTCTTTCCAATAAGCCTCTGACCCATCTACCCCCGGCTCGTATTGCTGACCACCCGCATTTGCTCCATGCGCTCCTATTAATTCATAGCACTTATCATCGTAACAAATATGATGACCTATCGGACTACTATAATCTCTATTTTCATTGAGACCTTCCCAGCTCACCCAAGAGAAAAAGTCTCCGCATGTCTCACCATCGCATGATGCCGTGGGTGATGGTGACGGTGACGGCGTAGGAGTCGGTGACCCAGTCGGGCAGCAAGACGAACCATCACAACAATCATCTATCACCCATTTATCTGTCTGATCTGGGGGTAAGTTGTTGGCGCCGTTCGGTCCTACATACTCAGTACATCTATAGCACCTACCTTTGTAACAAGCTATAGTTGGACCATCTCCATCGCAGTAATCAATAAAATTAGGATAATTCCACAATGCGGCATATGTCCCCGGATACTCGGGGTCTTCGCATCCTTGGCAACCCCCCGCCGTCGCTGATGGCGAGGGCGTGGGAGTTGGTGACGGTGACGCAGTAGCTGATGGCGAGGGCGACGGACTAGGAGACGGTGACGGCGACGGAGTAGGGGTCTCAGTCGGACAACTATTCGTCGCTAAGAGTGGGGTGCCTCCAACATTACCGCTAGAAGTCCAACCGTCTAAATTTGAGAACGGGCAAGCTTGATCAGTGTCTTGTGTCGCCCACCAAGCGACACCGATGCCATTATCATAAAAAGTAGCGTAACTTATTTCCCATCTACTATTCGCTGGATTATAATAAATATATGCGTAAGCAAACCCCGTACCATTGGTGCCCTTCTCCCAATACGGTTTTCCATACCAGAGCGAAGCCCCCCTTGTATAAACTCCATTTAGGGTTCCATTAGCTACCGCATCAAATCCAGTCACGTCTACACACCCATCACATCCATCATCACCCTCCGACGTCGGGCTAGGCGACGGCGTCGGCGTCGGTGACGGACTAGGTGATGGTGTCCCAGTGCCTGTGGTTGTCGTGCCACCACACGCCCCCCAGTCTCCTGCGCTAATTGATTCCGGACAACTTTCGTCGGTATCCATCGAACAATCAGCAGTTACCAAATTGCCCATTTTCCATCCACCGACGCCGTACCACATATACCAATACGCACCGGGCGAGCCGGTTCGATAAACCTCACGACCATTAACAATGACACTAATTATTTGCCAAGTGCCATTAAAGTGAGCGTTGGGAGCTTGGAAGCCGTAGGCGTAAACCGTGGGTGGGCATATCGACGAAGGCGAAGGCGAAGGAGTAGGCGTCGGTGACGGTGACGCAGTAGCTGACGGTGATGGCGTAGGCGTTGGTGACGGCGAAGGAGTAGGCGTTGGTGACGGCGAAGGAGTAGGCGTTGGTGACGGCGAAGGAGTAGGCGTTGGTGACGGCGAAGGAGTAGGCGTTGGTGACGGCGAGGGCGTAGGCGTTGGTGACGGCGAGGGCGTAGGCGTTGGTGACGGCGATGGCGTAGGGCTAGGGCTAGGTGATGGTGTAGGCGTATCGGTAGCACCGCCGGCGCCAAGAGCTAAAGAGGTGTATCGTCCTACGGTATCACCGCTCTCCAAATCCTCATCGTCTGCAATTTGAATGCTCCAACCACAATGGTTATCGGCGACCTTTATGTTTGCATTTGTATCATCATAATAAGAAATATAAACAACGTTGTTCCCATCTACAGCGATAGAGCTCCATTCGCCAACAGTATTGCTTCCAGCGTCACCATCATCAACTGTTTCTATTATCCAATTCGTACCATCATGTTCATTCGTGGCATATTTAAGTGCATAATTATCCTCGTCCCCATAAGATATGTGAAGGGAGCCGTCTGAAGCAGCAGCAATCGAAGTATATGTTGTATATACAGTAGTATCTATATTCTCCACCGACCAACTAGAAGATCCGTGGCTATACGTATATCTAAGATATCCGGTGCTAGAATCAACATGGCTTATATGCCGTTGCCATATATCACTACCGTCTTTTATTAAAGTTATCGATGAGTATAGACCTTCGGAAAATAAGGGCTCGGAAACCCAACCACCTCCACCGAAATTGGTAGCTGTGACAAGCATACCATCGTCAGCAAAACTGAGATAAAGATAATCATCAGCAATAGCAACAGAAGCCCACTTGGGCTCAACCCCCGAAAAAGCCGTTTCAATTGTCCAGTTGCCGGCGACAGAGGTGTCCGACGAGCACGTGGCGTGCTTAACCTCCTGATCCTCTTCGCTTACATAAATTATGTGTGGGTTGTCGTTGCTATCTACAACAATGGATGTCCACTTACCAGTGACATCATTGCCGTCTACCTCTGTGGTAACCCAACTCCCGCTAGTATTAGTTGTATATCGAAGGGAACGGTACTCTTCGTGATGACTTATGTGCACTTTACCACTACTGTCAATAGCAATAGAAGTATAAAATCCATCCGTAGCGGTATCGGAAACGGTCGTGTCTACCCAACTTCCGCTAGAGTTATTAGCATATTTCAAGTAGCCGTTGGACTCATCATAATAAGAAACGTGAGCTGTCTCAGCAGTATAACAGGGCGTAGATGACGGTGTCGGTGACGGTGACGGCGACGGCGTCGGTGATGGTGATGGACTAGGTGTTGGTGTCGGAGTGCCAGAACAAGAGCTTACAGAATTAAACGTCGAATCAGTTCCTATCTCCCAACTCTCCGTTGTATTAGTTCCGTCGTCATCCGACTGCATGAAAAAATAACCATCTTCATTGCCAGAAGCCAAAAAATGATCTACGTCTGAATTTATCATCGTAGTGAAGCCAGCATCCTGACAGTCGCAACAGCCATTTCCGTCCATATCATCAAAATAACTATTGACTGCATACGCATACGAATCTTGATCGTCACAATAAAGAGTCTGGCCAACATCCGGCAAGGTGGCGTTACCACCCTCACTACTATCCCAATAAACGGTAACAGGCTCAATCCACGCAGTGTTACCACATGGGTCCGTGTCCGAACCGCCAACCAGAGGGCAGTCCAACATGCTGGCCATGCAACTTTGCAGCTCAATTGGCGGCATACTCGCCCCGTGCAGCACCCTTGAATAGTAAGGCATTAGTTATTCCCCCCCGTCTGAAATGATGGGGCGACAAAGAAGCGATGATGAGCCCCAAAAGGGCTCACCTTCCTGAAAAAATGACAAAAAAATCCTAAATCCCTCAACATTTCACTCGCCCGTCGCCTTAAAGGTGTCACCGACACACCTATTGTGAATGATTACACTGTTATTGGGATTATACGTTTATATTAAAGAATTTTAAAAAAAAGGAAACAGAAAGCTTTTTTACCTCATCTTCTTCTATTTCTACTACCTGAAAGCCGTTTTTTTTGAGCCATTCTCTCTTCTGAAAGTCTCTCTTAATTGACTCTAGGTATTTTAGTCTGGAGTTGCCGTGAAAAAATTTATTAAAGCTAGTATGTTGACGTCCTTGGACCTCTATTGCTATCTTTTTTGTAGCGTTTAGTATGTCTACCTTCATTCTGGTACCATATACAGGAAACTCCTCGTAAACTATTTGATTGCTCCAATGCTTTTTAAGAAACTGCTTGGTTTTGAACTGTATATTCGAACGAGACTTTCCGTCCCATTTAATTAAGTATTTCGAGACGTTTTTACTAACGAGCTTCCCATGTATATTATATAACCTCACTTTGACTTCAGAAGAATGTTGTAGTGCGTATCATCCATTAGCGTAGCCGCAGACCAAGGGTCTATAGAGCAGTCAACAATATCAAAAGCGTCAACTTCCTCAACTAACTGCATCATATTGTGGCCGCCAAAGTTCTGCTTGAAGTCTCTGTTTTGGTCATTAAAGCTGCGAAAATTACCAACTAAATACTCTGTCATTTGACTAATGTCTTTTAATCTGGACTTCACCTCTTCCGTTGGTATGTGTTGAAGAACCGTGCATTCGAAAACACAATCGAACACGTTATCTTTGTGGGCGTCCCAATCACAGGTAAGCAATTCGTATCCAAGCCCCTCTTCCTCATGAATTGAGACGAGCTTGTCAACCATTGGGCAGGTATCAAACCCGTGTATTTCTTCAAAGAGAGCCTCTAGGGTCGGAAAGTTGCGACCTAAACCGCAACCAAAGTCTAAAACCTTGTCAAACTTTATGTTCTCCTTTAGTATCTTTAGGTGGGGTTCGTATATAGGCGTAGCCTGCCAAGCCCCGCCTTCTTTATGGGGTGTCCATATGTGGGTTTTTGTGCCCTTTATGTCCGGGTGGCTTCCAACATATTCCCACCATTTCTTTTGATCAAAATTCGTAGCCATATTTTTTTATATCCTGTCTAAGGTTCTTGCGAACGATATCTATCTCTCTTTTTTTATAGTAGTCTCTATAGTGACCCCGATCAGACTTATTGTGGTGAGGAAGCTCTGTTCTCTCTATCCCGATCTTATCGCACAGGGCGTCGTAATCTTCTTGAAGGTTTTCAAATCTCAATATAAAGTCAATAGAGTTAGCTCCGTCTTTATTGTGGGCCATGCTATGACAACTTTGAAAATTGACGCGGAAGATGTCGTCCTCTCCAAGGTTATGTCTTTCTCTATTAACGAAAGGATAAAATCCTTCTCCAGACTTGCCAGCCAACCTGATCATTTTGGGAAATAACCTTTCGTCAAACCCTCCATTAAGATGCAAAAAATACGAAAGCATTCTGTCCCAAGGATTCCTAACCACAGTGAACTTAAAGTAGTCATCAATCAAATTCTTCGACTCAACATACAAGGGGACCGTGTCCCCAGACTTTAGAGAACTATTCCACCGAGCGCCGGTTTGAAGTTTGGCCCAAGAACTATTGTAAGCTATTAAGGGCCAGTGCCTAGTGCCATCATGTATATCACAATCTCGGACACTTTCCATCAAGGCTTCTTCCATGCTCGTCCCACCAGTTCTGGGAGTGTGCACAAAAATAAAACGTTTTTCAAAACTTATCATTATTACTCTCCAAATTTAAAACCAAAATAATCTATATCATCTTTATAGTTTTTGGCAACGATTTCTATTAATTCGTCATCATAATATTCAGTATAATGTTTGGTGTAGCCCATCCCATTTTCTACGGGCGCTCTTCCATTTCCATGGTGAGGAAGCTTCTTCCGAGATATTCCTATCCTATCACAAGCCTCATCAAAGTCTCCTTGCAAATTATGGAACCTGATAAAATGGTCCATCTCTTCTCCTTCTCTGGTTTGGTTTATCAAAAGCATTTTATGACAACTCCGAAAATCCCATCTGTCATAATCCACACACCGACCAGTCATTGCTAAAGGCATCCAATGCTCGTCTTCTTCAGGAACATGGGAAGGGAGTTCCTCGCCCCTATAAAAAGAAAATCTAGTATTGGTAAAGTCGTTTTTGCACTGAACAATAAATTCATGAAAATTTTCACGCACCCAAGGCTCTTTGGTTAACATAAAGAAATAAGACACAAACCTATCCCAAGGATTTCTTATGCTAGCAAACTTGAAGAACCCCCTAGTATCAAAATTGTTCGAGTAGTATCTTGGGGTCCAGTGTTTCGTATTTCTCCCTCTATACATCTGACTCCTTATTGGTAAAGGGTTTCTCCCTACCGTCCGGAATTTAGAATCTATGAATTCACAATGTTCAATTAGAGCCTGCTCTATGCTGGTGCCTGCTGTCTTTGGGGGGTGAATAAAAAGAAACTTATGCTTCAGGGAAATCATGACCTTTTGAGCGCTTCCCTGAATTTATGAAACATATATTTACCTACCTCTTTATTCTCTTCGAAATACTTGCTCAAGTTATCCATCCCTTGATGCTGCTTCTTGAACTCTAAGCCAATTTTCTCTTGTACTTCTTCAATAATCTCATCAGAAATAGTAACCCACGCGCCTTTTGCCGTGGCCATGTCCCAAGCCAGCATCATATCAACAACCTCTTTCTCTACCCAGATACTCTTGCCGTTTACCCTACCATATCTAACAGGATACCTTACGCTAACGCCGGTCTTTTCATTAGGCGTTTTTCTAAAGGTCACCTTGCACCAATGTCCAAGTATGTCTTCTTTACCCTTGGCTCCAGAGGTGATTACGTCCTTGTTGTATCGCGGTTGAAACTCTAAAATCCAATCACTATAATGTAAAGCCGCGTTGCCTCCCGAAGCGTTCGTTACCTGAGGAGTGGTTTTCTCATATGGATTAATCTTGATCGTGCTACGCACTTGTGAAATCATATAACATACGTGCCCCCTAGTAGCTAGACCCAAAGCCATCCTACGTAAAAAATCTGAACTTAATAACGCTCCCCCTCCCACTTTCAACGCCTCTTCTGAACCTTTCTCTAGGTCTCCCCGAGGAATCAAAGCATCCATAGAATCTATGATAAACATATACCGAGTATCAGAAGGATTATCTTTCACCATCTGCCTCATTAAGTTAATAACCGTTTCATAAACATTGCACTTAAAAACGAACCACTTGTCTTGCGAGATATCTATACCCATTCTTTCGATTAGGTCATCGGACAATCTGCCTTCGGCCTTAACGTAGATAACCATACTGTTGTCCATCTTCTGAAAGTTTTTGGCGAAAGCGAGGCCACAAGAGGTTTTGCCTCCCTCAGTGACTCCTGAGGCCCGCACAACGCCGGGCTTAATGCCTCCGCCCATCTCGATATCCAATAGAAGGCTTCCGCTAGAAATAGTATAGTCGCGCTGCTCTTCAAAATTGTAATGGTCACCCTTGTGCTGCTGCAGATAGGCTTCTATCTGGCTCAAGGGAGAGGTTTCTGATTTCTTTTCTTTACTCATTGTTAATAAAATTAAAAATATTTTTCTTTCTTCTTACCGTCTTGTCTTGTCCTATCTTCTCTTTCCCAACCTCGCGCCTAATCAGTCCCTTCTTAGCAACGTCTTTGAGTTTTTTTATGGCTTCCCCGTCCCGTTTGTGTTGCAAAAACTCATCAAAATAATATCCGCTGGCACCATTTTCAACTATCTTAACGAAATAGTTGTGAGAATAAGCCTTCTTCTCTTTAAGAAGCCACTTAAAGAACTCTATTTTCTTCTTCAAGTCCTTTGGGTACTTTTTCAAAAGATGGAACGCAAACCCTTTAGATACGCCTATCTTCATCATCTCCCCAATTGCGTTCATTAGTTCTGTAAAAGTTTTAGATCATGTCTAACCATCTTTTTGACTAAATCATCAAACGAAATCTCGGGAGACCACCCAAGCTCTTCCTTAGCCGAGGAGGGATCCCCATGCAATATCTCTATCTCCGCAGGTCTATAAAAGTCTGGATTAACCTTTACGAAGACATATTTATACTTACCACCGGAACCCACGTATCTTTCTTCTAAGCCTTCGCCCTCCCAATGACCTTCAAGGCCTAGCGCGGAGAAAGCCTCCTCTACGAACTCTCTTATGGAATGGGTCTTTCCGCTTGCTAAGAGATAGTCCTTGGGTTCTCCTTGGTTCAGCATAAGCCAAACGCCTTTCATAAAATCCTCGCTGTCGCTCCAGTCTCTTTTAGAATCAAGGTTTCCTAATTCGATTGGGTCAAATTCTGCAGCCACCCCGTGACGCCCTCTCCAGTTGTTCACGTTTTTAATTTCGCTATATATCCTAGCTACGCCTTTTGAAATTTTTCTTGTCACGAATTCCTCTCCACGCTTAGTGCCTTCGTGATTAAAAAGTACCCCTTGTACTGCATACATATCGTAAGAATCTCTGTACACCTTTATGATGTGATGCGCCGCACATTTAGAAGCGCCGTAAGGGCTTCTTGGTTTAAAAGGATGGTTTAAGTCTTGAGGAGAATAGTCTACGTCACCGAACTGTTCGCTGCTGCCAGCGCTATAAAACCGGCAGTCCGGCTTGTAGTTCTTAACTGCCTCTAAGCATCTTAAGACGCCGAGGCTGTTAACGTCAAAAACCTGAAGCGGCATACCCCACGAACAACCTACGAAAGAATTGGCTGCGAAATTGATAAAATAATCTGGTTGTATTTCCTGAACCAATCTGTTTATGCTCACCTCGTCCGAAAGATCTCCGTAAACCAATTGAAAGTCGGGGTGACTCAAAAAAGATTTACAATTTACATAATTAGGATTAGATAATCTTCTCGCCATGCCAAATACTTTCATCGTCCCGAGCTTATTCATCTCTCCGAGTAAGAGCTCGCACATGTTCGCTCCGTCTTGACCAAGCACGCCTGTAACCAACACTTTTTTAATTATATCTTTTTCCATGTGTCTTTATTTTCCTTATACCATTCGCAGGTAGAAATAATCCCGTCGATCAAAGAGGTCTTATTCGTCCAACCAAGGTCTTTTAGTCTGGAGACATCCAACAGCTTTCTTAGCGTCCCGTCTGGTTTATCTAGGTCAAAGGTTATCGCGCCTTCATATTTACTAGCGTCAGCAATCAGGTACGCAAGATCATGTAAGGATATGTCTTGGCCGGTACCTATATTAAGGTGAGAAATTCCTTGTCTACTCAAATCTTCAGCATTTACATTCTCAAGAATAAAAAAGCAAGCATCTGCTAACTCGTCAACATGTAAGAACTCCCTCTTAGCTCTACCCGTGCCCCAGCACTTTACGTTCTTGCTATTGTAAACGTACGCCTCATGGAATCTCCTAATGAAAGCAGGAAAAACGTGAGAATTCTCTGGGTGGTAATTGTCGTATGGCCCATATAAATTAGTGGGCATAACCGAAACGAAATTACACCCATGCTGCCTATTATAGCTCTCACACATTTTGACGCCCGCTATCTTGGCTATAGCGTATGGCTCGTTGGTGTCTTCCAGCGGAGAAGAAAGCAGATACTCCTCCTTAATGGGCTGGTCTGCGAACTTAGGGTATATACAAGAACTACCCAAGAATAACAGCTTCTCGACTCCGGCTTTATAAGAACTATGTACGATGTTGCTTTGTATCTGCAGGTTCTCGTATATGAACTCCGCTCTATAGGTATTGTTGGCGTGAATTCCGCCTACTTTTGCCGCGCAATTGACAACTATGTCTGGCTTCAGCCTTTCGAAAAGGTCCTCCGTTTGATCTTGTCTGGTTAAGTCTACGTCTTCGTGAGGCACAGTAAAGACGTTGTCGTGATGTCCTTTCGCTCTCAACTTTCTTACTATCGCGGAACCGACCATGCCGTCGTGGCCAGCTACAAATATTTTGTCTGAGTTTTTCATCTAAAGTCGTTAATTAATTTACAAACATGAGCAATCTCTTTATTCCTCATAAAAGGATGTATGGGTAAGCTTAAGATGTTCTCGCTAAAAAATCTAGTATTTTTACTGCGAGCCCTCAGTCTCTTGTACGGCGGGCTTAGCTCTATGGGTACGGGATAATGAATCCCTGTCTCAACACCGCCACCATTTAGTTTTAATTGTAACTCTCTTCTCCTCTCGCAAATGACCGGAAATACATGATAACTGTTAAAGCCGCAGTAGCTAGGAGTTTCTGGTAATTTAACCAGTTCGTTGTCTATCTCTCTTAGATACATCTGGGCGGCATCATTTCTGTTATGATTCCAGCTCGTCAATTTTTTGAGTTTTTCGTCTAAGATCACGGCTTGGATTGTATCTAGCCTATTGTTGTACCCAAAGTCTTTGTGGATATATTTTTCTACAGACCCATAGTTTCTCAAGGACAGCATCTTTTCGTAAAGCCTTTTATTGTTTGTAACAATTATGCCCGCGTCTCCTGCCGCACCTAAATTTTTACCCGGATACAAAGAAAATGCGGCGCACTTGCCTAAGGTTCCAGTGAAGCTCCCGTCGCTAAATTGCGATCCGTGGGATTGCGAGGCGTCCTCAATAATGTCACATTTATATTTCCTTGCTAGCCTTTTTATTCCAACAGCATCCACTGTGCACCCATATAAATGAACAGGAATAATTATTTTATTTTTAAATTTTAAATTTTTCTCAATTTTATCTTCTAAATCTTCTATGCTAATTTGAAAATATTTATCACAATCAACAAGCATTATTTTGGCGCGAGGATAAGCTAGCTCGGCAGAAATAGCTGTGGCTATGAAGGTGTTTGCCGGCATGAAGACGACGGTATCTTCCTCGTCTTTATTTAAAGCCCTCAGCCCTATCTTCAGAGCGTCAAGCCCGGAAGAAACTCCAACAGCATATTTGACGCCGAGAAAGGAGGCAAAATTTTCTTCGAAGACAGCGACGTCCTCGCCTAGGATATAAGAAGAGTGTTTATGTACGTGAGCAAGTCTCTTAGCGACTATAGGCTCCACTTCCTCCCACTGCTTATTTAGATTGTTAAACTTGACCTGCATAAAATTAAAGTGGTTTTATAAGTTAATTCCTTTTGAAACCTGTAAAGCATTGATTCTATAGAAAGAAAAGACGAAATAGAATACTCCAAAGGAGAAGTGTCGGATAATTCTTTTGCTATGATAATTCCGTCCCGCTTTACAGTTCTCTCAGCGTCGTCCCACTCGACCACGCAATGATCAAACTCAAACGTTAGCTTCCTGCTTCTCTTTTTTTCGTACTCCCAGCTAGAATGAATCGAAGCATAAAAATTACTATATGTTATGACGCCAATGCTTGTATCGCATAGCTGAGACGACGGATTTCTGCGCGTATCCAGCCAACAAACACGATGAGGCATTTCATTAAAAAGATAAGTGATTATTGAAACATCGTGAGAACTTAAATCCCAACGAGCGTTGGTGTCAGTTCTCACTGGCCCTAGGTTCAGTCTCTCGCAAAAAGCGCTCTTAATGCCTCCAAATTCTCCGCTCTCAAACTCTGATTTGATAAAATTAAGCTCATCATTAAAGGAGAAAATCCAATCAGTCATAAGATAACACTGGTTGTTTTCCGCGGTCTTATATAGATCTTCCACTTCTTCAACAGATAGGCACAACGGCTTTTCACAGAAGACGGAAGTGCCTTCAGATAAAAAATACTTGCACACCTCATGGTGTGTCGAGGTCGGGGTAATGACAAAGACTACGTCACAATTGAGCAGTCTATAATCCTCACGAAATGAATACCCCGAATAAGGATCCTTATTGGTCAAAAAGGGGTCGCACAAGATTAACTCGTGGTCCGTCTTAGAAAGGACGTTAAAAATATTTTTCCCCCAATACCCTAAACCTATTATTCCTATTTTCATTCTTCCCTAGTTCTCCTCCAGTCTTTCCTGTCGCCGAGGCGGGCATCGTCCTTTATTGAGTAGTAAGAAGAGTCTCCCCTCTGAGGAACAGCATCGATTAAATCTATCTTCGAGATCACGTCCGAGAACAAAGCGAAAGCATAGCCCAGAGACTTAAGATAAACGTCTTCCACTTCTTCTTCTGGATAAATGGGGTAAATAACTTGTCCGTATATGGGCCCATCATCTATCCCGGGGGTGATTTCGTGTATAGTCACGCCGTGAGAGCTTTCCTTGTTCTTCAGGGCCCAATTTATCGGCCTGACCCCCCTGTAAAGGGGCAGCGGTCCGTTATGAATGTTTATAATCTTGCGGCATGAATCTATAAAATCTTTTTTGATTATCTTGTCGTAGAAAACAGAAACAAATAAATCTACATCTTTAGTTTTGCACTTTCTGTGGTCTCCTGATTTAATGACGGACACTTTCTTTTCCCGGCCCCATTTGGATAAGCTGTCGCACCAGTCTGGCTCAGGCACGACGGGAACTACCTCGGACAGGTCATAGTTCTCTGTTTGCAAAAACCAATCCGCAACTTCGATGGCGAGTATGCCTTTACCCGCTACTATTACTTTTTTTTTCATCGTGGATTAATGGAATAACATAATTCCTTATGCTCTCTGGGTGAGCCGAAGAGTATTTAAACGTTTTGGAGCCTTGAACAATCCTTACCTCGTGATCTTTTTGCCACTCGTCCCACAGTCTCCTGCATGATTGATCTTTATAAAACTTTGTTTTAAAATCTACTTGCTGTTCGCACACATAAGCATAATGCTTTAGCTTAATTCCCATAGCCAGCGTTTTGTATTTGTCCATCAATTTTTTGTCTATGGTCAGGGCTCCGTCTGGATGGAGATATCTAGGCGGCTCATGTCTCTCCCACTTAGAGCCCGGAATATGTTTAAAAATTCTCTCCCAAGGGATATCGTTACCCCAAGAACCGTCCATTCTTTCATCAACGCAATGATTAAAATCGCCCCAAAAATGATCGGCAAAAAAGTCTACTTGGTCCGGCTCTTCGTCTTCTAATAGCTTCAATATCTTTCCTATATCTTCCTCTAAGTAAAATTCGTCGCTGGATATGAACCATAAGTAATCACCAGTAACGTGATCATTCCAAGCGTTACACATCGTAGTCTTACCGTCCCAAAAATCATTACTTTGAAAAAGTAAAATTTTTCTTTCTGGATCAGGAAAGCTTCTGATTATTTCTATGGTTTCGTCTGTAGACTTTCCGTCTTCGGTCATAGAAGAAGCGTCCCCATCGAAATAATGGTTCTTGGCTCTTGTGGCTCCTTCGGTTATGAGAATTTGGTCTGCTATATCATAAGCTTGCGCAAGCCACGCGTTAAGCATGTTTTTGGGTAAACACGACTCCGCGTTAAATAATATTGTACCTACTGATATTTTCATCGTTAACTATTGCGTCTATTTTCCCTCCGGTTTCTTCCGAGAATAAATTCACCCAATCTCCGATAGCTCCCCTCCAAGGGCTATGAGACACAAACTCACGTAATCCGGGCCGATGCCAAGAAGTCTTATCTAGATTAAGAACGCCTGCTACTTGGTCTAAACTGCCATTAAAATCAGAATGTAGCTCTTCGTAAGAAATCTTAAGAGAGGGGAGGCTAGAATCCATCCATCCTTCGTGGTGATATTTCCATCTTTCCACTAAATTGTTCGCTTCTAGATAAGAATAGTCTCTATCAAAAACATGCTTGGAAGGCTTTTCATAGAAGGGGAACTCCTCCGGGTCCTCAGTAGGGACAAAGTCTCCCTGATGGTGATTGCTTCTGAAGTAGTACCATAAGCTATTCATGGTATCTTTAACTTCTCTATGTATATAAAAAATTATAAAATTTTCTTCAAGAAACTCTTGAGGGATTGACTCATAATAAAAAATGTCATGATGACTTTTAAAAACCACTTCTTTAGTGGGGCTGTAAGCTTCGGAAGCTAAACCTTCTAGGAATAACGCTGTAAGTTTTTGGTAGTCTTCTGGCCCGCCTGCTGAAGCTTGCGCGTTCTGACTTAGTACGGGGATGTTTCTAGGCATGAACTCTAAACCAAAATTGCAAGCCAAAGAGTTAATTAAGAAATGCGTGCCAGCCCTTTCGTGAGACACTACTAATATCTTCTTGCTCATATTCATAATATATATTTGTTTAAAGAAGTCTATTATAAAATTACTTCCCAAGGCTTCCTGTAAGTCGTCGGTGCGCCTTGCTGGTTCCCCTTCGAGCTATCCCATCTTACATATCTATGTAAAAACAGTTTTTGGTTTGGTGTTTCGGGCAGTCTATCTATTAAAAGAGCGAAAGAACTATCTATGCAATGTACTTCCTCAGCCCCCTCTATCAGTTTACAATAGTCCGAAGACGGCTTCTCCAAATTGAAGTCGGGCTCAACAACAGCTAAGCCCTCGGTTGGCGCGTGTTTATCAAATGACACGTTAAGTCCTCTAGGCGAATCTTGATGCAAAAACGCATATTTACCCGATGGTTGATAGCGGTTGTACAGACTCTCTTCTTCTTCCTCGTTTCTAATCAAATGAAAAGAGTCAAAGGACTCGCTAAAAGGTATCCCTGCTTGGTCATAAAAAGACTCAGAGAAAGGCATGTCGTCCACCATAAAATGGTCACCCCACGCCCCAATTTTTAAAAAACTATATCCTTCGGACTGAAGCTTGCGTATGATAGACGTAACGTCGTCGTCCGTATTACCGTCAATGCACCTAACGTTTAACCCTTTATACATCCTCTCAATCGAACACAACGTCCGTGACGTTATGGGTAGGATGACTTCGTCATAATCTTTCAATAAATTGACGACAATGCCGTTACATATTATCTGATCGCCTACCCCCAAGTGAGTCACGAACACTATGCCCTTCTCCTTGCTCATAATTTCTGTAAAATCTCCGGCTTTACATATCTACAGTGCCCGAACTTCGAAAATCTTGCTGATAAGACTATGCTGTCTAGGTCGTAATCAAAATCATTTTCCCAATCAGAAAACGTCGAAACGTCCCCGTATCGATTATTTATTGTTTCATCATACTTTTGATCCCACTCCCATTTTTTGATAAGCAAGGACAACACTGATTGGTCCTGCCTGTGCTCTATGCATGGGTTGCCCTGTCCATCTGGCCTGCTCACAGTTGTGTCTGGCTCGGCGATATCCGGATCAAGCATGTAGTCATACATCTCAGATATAAAATCTTTATTATTCTGGTTGCTTAAATAAGCCTGAAAACCAGCCCAATATTGGGGCGCGTTGTAATACTCTGGGCTATCGCAACCCATTTTGGTAAAACATTTTTGAGTCGTCCAGTATTTGTTGGTAAGGCCCTCCGCTGTATAGGGTAAGAAAAGCCTTCCCTGTTTTTTAACGTCTTCATAAAGGTGGGTAGACTCAGCTACGAAAGCGTTGGCGGCGTCTGAATAAATAAAGTCCTCGCCTAGCTCAGAAGCCCCTTTAATAGCGAAAGTCTTATAAAAAAAAGTCCTAGGCTTGTGAGAATGAGGACAAACAGGCTCAACGCTTTTTACTGAAATTTGATCTCCATAAGTTTTATTTAAAAGATCTACAGAGGTTTTATTAAGCCCAAAATCGTAAACTACTATGTGCTTATCAAAAGAAAAATACTTATAGCTTTCTATTAAATTAAAAGTAGAAGCAGCAAAATTCTGATTGGTTACCGTTACTAATATCATTGTATATATTTTTCTCTTACTAGTCTTTCTTCTTCCGCCTTCCACACGTTATGTTCGGGGTTGGTTGATATGCCCTTGGGGTTAAAATAATATAAGGACAATGGCTGTTTGACCTGCTTAAATATTGACCCCTGAGAAACCGCCCTAAGCCACATTTCGTGATCCCCAGCAGACCTGAACTCTTTATCAAAAAAGCCATATTCTTCGTGTAGGCTCCTCCTCCACATGGGATTACAATGAGGAGAGTTGTGTTTCAATAACCCCCTCACTCCATCAAACTCATAACAGGGGTATATGTTTCTCGACGAATTAAACTCAAAAGATTCATTTGGCGTGGTCGTCATTAAGCAGGGCGCATAAACTAAATCTACGTCCTGATGAGTTTCTAACTCAAGCCAAAGCCTTTCCAAAAAACAAGGATGCTTTCTGTCGTCTAGGTTTGCGTTAGTAATATACCGAGAGGAAGAAGCTCTTATACCTATGTTCCAGCATTCATAAATGCCGGGGTCTGATTCTAGTTCTATAAATTTGATATTCTCATATTTAGAAGTATAGATGTCTATGGCCGCTCTCTCTGGGGCGTCGTCAGCTAATTCTGGGGCAACTAAAACCAGCTGACAGTCAGAAAAGATAGTCTGTCTGGTTATATCGACAAAAAATTCTTTTATAAACTGCTCCCCCTTAAACACGGAGGTGATAAGGGAAACCCTAGGCACAAAGTTCTTCATGGTCAAATTTTAGCTTAACCATAAAAGAAAATCAAGAAATTTTAACCCTTAAGACTGTCTATTTTTTCTTCCAAGCGATCGAATCTGTCATTCATCCTTTCGGAGAACATCTTGAAGTCTTCCCTACTAACATATTCTTTGGGAAGAGAAAGGGCTAATTGCGTGTGCTTTTCTCTTAGTTTGTCGATATCTGCATGGTGATTTTTCATTAGGTCGTGGTGCTCGCCCTTGATTTCGTTTAGAGTCCCAAGAATCATCTTAAAAATCCACCCACCCATGAGCGTTATGATTCCGACCGAAATATTTACAAGAATTTGGTAATCCATAATAGTTTTTACATAAAGCTTAGTCGAATCTATCCTTATCTTTCCAAGCTAGCCATATGGATACTCCTATAAGCATGGCAATCGGACAGAATATGATTAAATAGGCCACAACAGTCTCTGTATCCATGGCTGTTATTACACTTGATATAAAAAAAACCCTTACGTAAAACGTAAGGGCGTGTTTTTACCTGTCGCTTTTAGTCAGAATCTTTACCGACCGTAGCTTTTAGGAGGGGGACGGTAACGCTTGCTCCGTCTGCCCCTAAGCTGGCACCGACGACTTGGTCCTTGTTCGCCTGTGGGCCAAGTGCTACTGTACTCGAACAACCTGACACTGCGAAAAGCAGTGCCCCTACTGTTAATGTTACTAATGTTTTCATTGTTTAGAACTGTCTAAGAGTAGTATACTTTCATAAAAATTCAAGAAAAAAAAATTAAAAATCGTCTTCTAAAACCCCTGAGCTTTGATAATCTTTGACCTTTCTTTCGAAAAAGTTAGTCATTGCGCCTATATCTACCACTTCTGATAACCAAGGAAATGGGTTGTCGTCGCTATCGAAACGAAAGTCTATATCAATGCTCTCTAACCGCCGATTGCCTATATATTTCATATAATCGACAAACATGTCAGCATTTAATCCCAAAATACCCCGAGGAAGAACGTCATGTGCATATTGGACTTCGAGCTCTACCGCTTTCTTTATGTGCTCAACGGTCTCTTGCTCAAATTTCTTTGTCCACACCGATGGGTATTGCTCTTTTATCGTATTGATTAGGTAAGTTCCAAACTGTATGTGCAAACTCTCGTCTCTTAGGGTATATCGAATTTGATCAGACAGGCCGGGGAGTTTATTTTGTCTGCCTAAGGCCAATAGCATAGCGAAGCCGCTAAAGAAAAACGTGCCTTCACATACCATATAATAAGTAATTAAGTTGCGAAGAAATTCTCTCTTGCCTTCCGTGGTTCTCGTCGAAAAATCTTGTCTATTAACATCAGTCGTTATCTCCATTAAAAAATCGTCCTTGGCTTTGATGCTGGGGATATTCAAATAGGCCTCGTAGACCTCTGACACCTTCAATCCGTAGCTGTCGCAACAGGTAACGATAGTCCAGTTGTGTAAAGATTCTTCGTAGGCCTGCCTGAGTATATATTGACTGCACTCCGCATCAGTCACCCACCTGTTAACTGTTAACAGCAAATTATTCCCTACTAAAGACTCCGTGCCTGCAAAAAAACCTAAACAGCGTTTAACAAGTAGCTTTTCATCATCCGTAAGAGCACCGCTTTTCCACTGGTCAACGTCCTCGGTCATGTTTACCTCTGCTGGAGACCAATTGTTTGCAACGCCCTTCAGAAATAGATCCCAAGCAAATTGATGCTTATGAGGTAAAATCTGATTAACCCCCGTAACGTGCTCTTCCAATATTAAACCAGTCTTGCTCATTTGATTGATGCTAAGGCCTCCTCACACGCGTTAGAAAAATTGAGGAATTCCTCGATTGTATAGTCAAGCCTAAAATTTTTATAATGGATATGTATGCCTTCTCCTATGTTATCTTCAATCTCTAATCTGCAACTAGGCTTAGTGTAGACAAGATCTTTATTCTCTAAAATGATTACTCCTGTATTAATAGCCATTTTCTAAATTCCTTATAGTCTTTCGTCCAACGAACAACGTCTGGGGGAGTCTTGTCAAAGCAAGGTTCACGAGTTAAGACTGTATCCCATTGCGACATCACCCGCAAAACCCGGTCATTATTTGAGTCTACCTTGGCTACTTGGTCTGTGATATGGCCCGGCTGTATAGAACACACGTCGATGATTTTAATATCTTTAAAGTCTTCGGAAGCTAAAAAATTATTGATTGCAACGTCTTCAAAAAAACAGTTTGTACGATCCGAAAACATCTTATATTGATCTATAGCCTTAAGACGAAAATCTTTTCTGTTTTGATCAGTAAAATAAGAAACCCTAGCTTGCTCTCTCTCTTCTCTTTTTTTCTTACCGTATAAAGGTTCGTGGGAATTGTTGATAAAAACAGGAAAATAATTAGGATAAAATTTTGTTATACAGCAATTTTCTTCGATAAGAAAAGTCTCAACGACCCAATTGTCTTCTTGGGAGTATTTTAGTATTCGCTCTATCAAGGACGAATCTTCTAGAACATGATGATCGACGACTTGGTTTAATATCACCCAATATAAGAGGCCCTCACCGTCTTTCCAAACCTCATAAAGTAATGGTCCTCTGTACGAGCAAACGGCTCCGACCGAATACTCGACAGTAAATTCTGTAGGAGACCACCCACGCGCAGAAGTATAAATGCTTCTCTTTCTTTTCTGAGGCTTAATAGTCTCCATAGCTGATGTATTCCTGAAATAAATTATCTAATTCCCCTTTCGTCACTAGCTCTAACGCCTTTTCCCCAAACTTAAATAAGGCCATGTCAAATACGAGCTTGAGTTCTGATTTATTAGATAGATTTAAGGCCTTTTCCAGCCTTTTTCTATAGTGGGGAGGCGTATCTTCTTGCCTTTTATCAAAGATCATTCTGCAGGTGGTGTGAACCACGTTCGATTCTGGTGATAGCCTGTATCTCCACGTGTCATTCGTTTTCACGCGCGTACTGTATGCATATTCTTGAAATTTAATGTCAATCGGGACAAGAATGTTTGGCTCTATCCCTTTGTAGTATAGCCCTGTTTGCAGGTCTATATGGCATTTGTTAGAGTCATAGTATTGAATGGGTGGCTCTGCATAATACAAACACTTCGGGCTCCCATTAACGTGTCCTTCGAATCCAAAACTCTCCAAAATCTCTATGACTACCGGCTTGTGGTCCTTCGGGACTAAAATGTCAACATCGTCATGTACAGACAGTATCACGAAATCGTCTATCGTTTCGGCTATAGAGGTCATAACCTTTTCTAATACTTCTATTTCCCCAGCTGGCACGCTATACCCCCTTCAATTCCTTTAGTTTGTTTCCCGCTTTGACACAGGCCGTAGCGAATTCGACGAATTCTTGGGTTTCCATTTCAATTCTCCACGTTTTGTTTTGAATATGTACAATTCCGTTTTCGTTCATCTCGAAATCAACGAAAGACCCTCTGTCTTTCCCGATTTCCGCTTTGGATAATTTTTTTTGAACGACTCCCATCTCGTTTATTAGTTATTTCTTCTGTTTTTGAGTAATTCTATTTGCCTTTTGCCTTCTTCAGCAAAGCGTTGACAATATCTAGCGAATTCACTGCCCATGCCAACCTTTTCCGACCCCAAATAGACATATAAAACTATAGCAAGGTCATTATATCCTGCCGCTTTAGCTTTATCTGCTAAATTCTCTGTCACTTTTTCAAATTCTTTGTCAGTCATTGGCAACTCTCACATGTCGGATCTAAAACGTTGCAAGCCTTAGGAGTATCAGTATCACCTGACTCACTATCACTAGTGACACCCACCACCGTAGATTTCTCAATTTCGCTTGCACTCTTATTCCTTAAATAATAGGTACTCTTTAACCCTCTAACTCTAGCATGCATATACAAATCATTCAAGTATTTTAATGAAGTGCTGTTGTTGAACAGGTTCAACGACTGTCCCATGTCAATCCATTTTTGTCTTGCGGCAGCGCTATCTATTAGCTTAAACTGATCATGATCGAACGCGGTCCTGTATCTAGACTTGACGTCTTCTGGCAGTTCCCCGTTTAGCCTGCTAAGATCTCCATTTACTGATTTAAGCATGTCTACTAGAGATTGGTTCCAAACCCCAAGATTCTTACATTCTCTAATGAACCACTCGTTTACTACGACTAAATTTCCCGACTTATTTTCGTAGACGAACAATGTAGAAAAATCAGGCTCAACAGAGGGAGAGCAACCCTGAATGTAAGATATGGTGGCAGTAGGAGCAATAGCCATAGTATTGCTATTACGCATACCGTGCTCTCGTATATGGTCACGAACAATTTTCCAATCCACTTCAGGAGCATATTTTTTTCCTCTATGCGCTATAGGTTTTTCACCTAAATAATCCATCAAATGCTTGTAAGTGTCAATAGGTAAAATGTTTTGGCTCCACAGTGACCCATTATAAGTGCTGTATTCTTCTCTTTCTTTAGAGAGTTTGGAGGAATTTAAAATACACTGGTAGGAAATGAACTCATACAACTCGTCAGAAAACTTCACCGCATCGTCTGATGAAAAATTTAATTCGTAAGAATAAAAAACGTCCGCCCAACCCATGGTCCCCGCCCCAACGGGGCGATGGGCCAAGTTCGCCTTTTTCGCTTCTTCGGTAGGGTAAAAATTTAAATCAATTACATTGTCGAGCATCCTCATCTGGGTAGCTATACTTCTTCCTAGTAATTTAAAATCTAATTTGCCATTGTCTTTTAGGTGCTCTTTAAGGTTGATAGAGCTTAAATTGCATACTGCCGTTTCTCCTATCTCTGCCTTTTTCCCGTCCTTAAAAAGAGAGGGCTTAGTATGTAAGAAAATTTCTGTGCAAAGATTAGAGCTATTAATAACGCCTTCGTGCTTGTTGGAGTAACGAAAATTTGCATTATCTTTGAAGGTCATCCAAGGGTGACCGGTTTCGAAAAGGCTCCTAAGCATTTTTTTCCAAAGGTCTTTAGCTTTTAGGGTCTTGAAGTTGGTGATTTCTCCTTCGTCTGCTAATTTACAGTATTTTTTATATGCTTTATCAAAGTCTCCCCCGCAAAGACAGTGAAGGTCTCGGGCGTCAGAAGGAGAAAATAAATACCAGTCATCATCAGCTTGAACTTTACGAAAAAATAAATCAGGAATCCAGTTGGCTGTATTCATGTCATGGCAACGACGCCTCTCGTCGCCAGTGTTCTTTTTTAGGTCGAGAAATTCTTCAATATCCAAATGCCAAGGCTCAAGATAAGCACAGCCTGCGCCGGGACGTTTGCCTCCTTGATTAACCGCTACGAGAAGGTCGTTAAAAATTTTGAGCCAAGGTATAAGGCCGCTAGATGTTCCATTCGTGCTCTTTATGTGCGAACCTGCTGACCTAAAGTTCGACACATCAAAACCTAAGCCCCCTGCGAACTTAGATTTTCTTGCTTCTTGCCATGCTCCCTCAAAAATCCCATCGATAGAATCATCAAACGTATTAAGGTAGCAAGAGCTAAGCTGACTCCTCGTGCTGCCACTATTAAAAAGGGTAGGGGTGGAGGGGCAAACTAAAAATTGAGAAATAGCATTATAAAATTGTATGCATCTCCTTTCTTTATCTTTCTCGTTTAGGGAGAGCCCCATGGCTACCCTCATCCAAAACGACTGAGGAGATTCCATTCTCCGACCATCAATGTGCAAAAAATATCTATCATATAAAGTTTGCAGGCCGAGGTACTTGAATTTGAAGTCGCGGGTTAAATCTAGCGCTTCAGAAAGTTTTTTTAGATCGAACGTGAGCAGCTTTTCACTAAGCATGCCTTCTTTAGATAAGAGTTTTATATTCTTAATAAAAGATAATCTATACTGGTGATCAAAAGCGTCTTTATCGACGCTAGTTCCAGATACTTCCTTGTGTATGTTTCCAAGCAGTAGTCTGGCTGCCACGTGAGAATAGTTTGGTTCTTTTTCTATCTTGCCTCTCGCAGACATGATTAGAGCTTTGTCTATGTCTTTAGTGGGGATTTTTTCATAAAGCTCTACGTTTGCATCTATGACAACTTCGCTGGCAGAAACGTCAGCTAACCCCTCGCAGGCTCTTTGAGCGCATAGGTTGATCTTGTTAATGTCTAGCTCTTGGAGCCTACCATTCCTCTTTTTAACGTGTGAAATATCAGAAGCCATCTCGGTTACCGCAGTAGTAAATATTACATCATTTCGAGGCTAAAAAAAAGAAAAAAAAAGAGATGGAAGAAAAATTTTTTGTCAAGTTCTTTCGCGTGTAATCATGCCCCGCCGAGAAAGGAACCGACCCTTTTCGGATCTTGTAGATGTCTTTTCCCTTTACGCTTTTTTGCGTATTCATCAAAATATTTGTCTTTGACTGAGTCGTGACCCTCTTTTTGTATTCTCTGCTCGCTGGCTTCTTTAGCCATGTCCATTATGTCTCCGACTGTATTTTTTTTGTTTCTAGTTTTTTCGACAAACTCTTTAGAACTCATGGGATTGACCTTCCCATCTATGGTAAAGTTGGTGGGGGTATAAAGCCTTCGCCATTCAATTCCCTTTTCGTCTACATAGGCATGAACGTCGTTCATTCTTTGAATGACCTCTTTTTCCTCTTCTGTGTCTGGATGTATAAAAAGATAGGTGGGCATATTTACTCCATGACTTTAAGTATACCTTCTAAGGTTTTAGCGTAGGTGAATTTTTCCTGTAACTTCAGGCCGGCTTCGTTTACGGGGTTGGCTTCGTGTCTCTTGATAGCTTCCTCGCAGCCATCTAGAAAATCGTCTTCGTCCCAATCAAATAATTGTCCTTGATTAAATAATTCTCCCTGTTTAAAAAAGACTCCATCGGCTGCGTCTATTTTGCCGGAGGATTCCACCATCACAGCGTTGTCTGTATTTGCCCATGATTTATAAGCGTGGGCGTCAAGTATAACACCATGTTTGCCAAGCGCAACAGAATGAAATTCTGGTAACCCCCAACCCTCTCCACCAGACATGCCTATAATAATATTTGCAGAATTCAGAAAGTCGTTATACATGGAGTTTCTGGCCATGGGGTGCAGTATTTGTATGTTGGAATATTTTTTTCCCTCTAGGGAATTAGCGATGCACTTGTGGTTGTCTTCGTTAGACAGAAACCCATTATATAATGCACACTGCAAGAAATACTTATTATTGTTGCCATATTTTTTGGCCCAAGCGTTCAGAATCTTGGGATGATGTTTTCTTTTTTCAAATTTTCCGCAAAGATTAAACACTATTCTGTCATCAACAAAGTATTTTTTGTCTTTTCTTTTAAAATTATGATGATCGAAAGCTAAGGGTACGTAATGGGATGATGCCCCCATGCTAGAGAAAACTTCTACCGTATGCTCCGAAGAGAAGATGGTCCTATTGTTCCTAACCATGTTGAGTTCGGGCTCGGTAGGGGAATCTAATTCATAAAAAGAAAGAACGGTCTGCTCTTTGCTAAAAGACTCTAATGATCCTCTAAGGTGCCATATCTTAAACGTAGGATCATTTCTGTCGTGTTCTGATGGAGCGCGAAGAAGCAAATTGTTTATCCATTCATTAAAGTCTTTGTCGGCCCCCTGAGTAGATAAATCTACCGAATCGCCGATGTTAAAGATCAGCGGATCGATAGAACTTGCGCGGGCCTCCCTGAGCAAGGCTGTCGCAACCTGCCCAAAGGAGACCCCGTTAAGAGGAACATTGAATGCTACTCTCACTACAGCAATTCTTCTTCCTTCTGTTGATCAGAATTAGAATCGGAGTCGGTAGACATTGCTGGGACGGCAGACGGCTGTGCGTCTGCGACCTCTTGAGTCTCTTGAGCCTCTTCGTTTCTCTCTTTAGAACGGTAAATTCTAAAGTCGGGTTGGTTAGGCTTAGTCTTGTTCCTGTTGGAGAACACTACTAAATTGACAGACTTTTCGCCACCAAAACCGTCATCGATTTTTACGTGACCAGAAAAATATTTCTGAGTCTTGCTTTGTTTTAGCCAAAGGGCGCCGAGCTCTCTCTTTTGCCAATCGGATTGCTGTTGTGTTTGCTGCTGTGTATTATTATCGCTCATACTAGGGTTAACGTAATGGCTCGCTCTGTTGATGTCAAGTTTTTTTTTAGACTCTATCTAAACAATTCGCATTCTTGGTGTTGTATTTCTTAACTAAGACTTTTTTACCCTTATCATGTAGGTTAATAGCTGTCTGGGTGCTTACGCTTAATCTCTTGGCTATCCTCGCCCAAGTCATTTTCTTTTCTCCCGAAAAGTATCTGAGGCGAAAAACCAGATGTATCCTCTTGTCTTTAAGCTGTTTAAGAATATTAAAAACAAATTCATTTTCTTCTTTTAGCTTTAGATTTTCATGCTTTTCAGCAGACTTGCTATTGAGAAGATACTCTAAAGAACTTTCTTCGGTTTTAACAAATTTACTGCTCTTATTTATGTGATTGAGGGAGTGGTATCTGACAAAGTTTCCCAACCACGTGGAGAATTTAACATTCTTCGACGGATCAAAGGCTAATATGGCTCTATAGATAATAAAAAACTTGTCATCAGAAATGTCGTCTAGGGGTATGCCGTGACGGCTGTTATAAGAAGAGTATTTTTGACTCACTTTATAATAAAGTCTTTCATGTCTAGTAATCAACTCGAGGAGACTAGCCTCACAGGCCTTATCGACGACATTCTTAACCAAAGACGGATCATCTTCTTTTTCTAAGCCAACCGACGAATTCTGAGACATAAGGTTCTAATTCTTTCTCCATCTCTTCGGGGTCTTGCTTGCTAGAGATAGGCCATTCAACGATATAGTCGGCTTTATCTCTTAGTTTCGGGTTATTACGACGCTCTTCTTCATTCGGGGCTTCAAAAAATAACTTTTTATTATTATTTAAAATTTCGTACTTGGAGATATGGACGAGAATTCCATTAAGTTCATTTTTTAGCCAATGAACCTCATCATTTTCATAATCATCATACCTTACGTCTGTGACGCAAATCGACTCGCTGACAGGAAGAATTTTATTGTTAAGCGTCTCGATCCAATGTCTTCCCTTAGAAGAAAACCTTACTTTCTTTGCATACTCTACCAACTTTGGCCTTACGATGTCTTTTTGGTCGGAGGAACAGTCCAGTATGTCTATATCGTCCTCCTTAAGAATTCTTTCTCGGAGGGCAAATTTTAATTCGTCCGCAAGAGCGTGACGCTTAATTTTTATCTGCCTTGAAAGTATTTTATAGAATAAATCTTTTCCTGATTTCGCTAATCCACTTAATCCAATCACATATTTTTTTCTCATTTTTTGGTCGTCTCTGACTCCCAGCTTTCTTTTCCCTTAAGGAAATGGTTAAGAAAAGGAGCCCTATTAAAAAACAGTCATATTTTAATCACAAGATACCTGCTTCAGTCCTTCGCATCGGCCTCTTTTAGCCTAGCTCGCAACCATCTGTGCTATGTTTAATCTTTTTACTTAAGCGGTGGAACTTATTTTTTGGCTTTGACTCCCAGCTTTCCCTTTAAGTAGGGTTGAAGTTTCAGGATATCTCCAATCTCAACCGCCGCGCGCTCCCGCAGTAACGTGTAGCTTATTAGGCTAACTCGATTGGTGCCTTTTAACGGGCTTTAGGTGTCTTAACGTTTCTCGCGCTGTACACCGCTATTTAAAAAGAACTATGACAGTCTTAGTCCAAAACGAGAAGATGTCAATTAATTTTTTTCACTCATACCAAGAGACTGGTTCAAGATGAATAGTAAATTTTTGATGTCTTTTTCTTCTATGTTTGCAGGATCCGCTTTTTCTGAGTCTACTTCTAGAGAATCACAGTAAGTATTAACCATGCCCGCTATAGTCACAGCGACCATTGGGGTAATTACGACGGTTTGCTCGAATGAGTCGAAACCTTTTCTCAGTATCCAATATCTTCTGCCGTCTATTTCGCAGGAATTCACCATTTCCATTTTTTCAAAGTCAAGAAGAGCGCACCACAGGGCGGCTTTATCTTTTTCAATTGAGCTAGAATTGGGCGCCACGTCCTTGAGATTGTCTTCCAAGACGAAGCTGTCATGCTGTTGATACCATTCGTAGATTGAGCCGGATGCTTCTAATACAGTCATTACTTTAACATCTTATATAAAAAACAGACTTTCAACAAAAAAAACTTGAATCTTATTTTAAAATAACTCATCATAGTTACGTATGAGTACTGAACATAGCCCAAAAAGAAGAGGGCGTCCTAAGATTGATATTTCTTGGCCTGACGCAGCTTTCACAGTTAAGGATGTAATCGCTTCTATGCCAAATCCTCCTTCCAATGTCCTAGTCCACCTAAAGTTAAGAGAAGGGATGAACGAAGGACGAATACGTCAAGTAGGCAAAAAGCCCGGCTCGACGGGGAGGCCCCAAAACATATATGAAAAAGTTGTTCCTAAAGAGGACTACTCGGAGACATGGTAGAAATTTTGCTGCCAGCGTCACTGGTTAGCTTGATCCTTTTGGTTTGGTTTAGGAGTAGTGCCTTCGAAGAATATGCCAAGCTTTTTGGATTAGGCAACCTTTTCTATATTCACGTTTATGAAGAGAGGCTTAAGAAAAATCCGGTAGATACATACCAAGATTTTTTACTTAAAAATTTTTCATGTTTCTTAATAAGGCTAATAACATGCCCGTTATGCTTGTCGGTGTGGCTCTCGTTGGTCTCATCACTGTCGGTGAATAATATATATCTTTTACCACTTCATAATGTATTAGGCCTATTATTATACGGGCTAGTTAACAAGGCTATGGAAGAATAATATGCATTTTTTAGAATCATTTGCGCTTGAGTGCGGAGCTAAGATAGACAAACCGTTTTTGCTAGAGAAATACCACCCTCTAGACGTGGATAACTTTATTTCTTTTTATCCGTTCGATAATTCTCAATCGAGAACATATGACTATTGGACAGAATTCATTAGGATAATTTTGCCCGCACTCCAAAAGCAGGGGATTTCTATAGTTCAAATGGGCAGGGCCCAAGACCCGATAATCGAGACCTGCATTCCTATATTAGGAAAGCTAACAGTAAATCAGTCTAGTTACATTATTAGAAACTCTTTGTTGCATTTATGCGTTAATAGTTTTAGCGCGCAGCTCTCTTCTGCGCTACGCAAGAAGACTATCGCGCTCTTCTCCGAAAGTCCACCTGAGACCAATGGCCCATACGAGACGGACGAAAACTTTTTAGCTCTTTTGCCAAAATTAGAAGGAAATAAATACTCCTATACAGCGGAGGAGAACCCAAAGACAATCAACAGCATATACCCTGAAGAAATAGCGAAAAGCGTTTGCTCTTTGTTAGACATAGATTTGGAGTTTCCATACAAAACCCTTTACGTAGGAGAAAAATATAGCAATTCTCAAATAGAATCCATACCTAGTAAACCTATAGATATATCGAACCTTACCGTAGACTCACTTATAGTGAGAATGGACAAAAAGTTTGATGAGTCAGCGCTGTATAACCAACTAATGTCATGCAGCTGCTCAATCATAACAGACAGACCCATCAACATAAACCTAATCAAGAACTTTAGAAGCAGAATACCCCAGTTCGTTTACATGCTAACCGACAAGCACGACAAAAAATACGTGGAAGAGCTGTTTGATGAAGGCATACAGTGCTTACTCTTGACAGAGATAGAGGACGAAAAGCAAATCAACGATCTAAAACTAGAGTACCTAGACTATGGAAGAATACACAAGGAAAAGGGCGGGAAGAAAGAAGATTTAGAGTTCTTAAAGGACAAAGACATGAACAAGCTCTTTTACAGAAGCGCAAAGTATTTGATAAATGATGGCGACATATATCTTAATTTAGCCTCGATGGAAGAAGGCTTGACCGTAGAAAGCTTGGGCAATCATTCGCCCCAAAAAGTAATAGATAACGAGCTCTTTTGGAAAGAGCATGATCATTACATTCTTTTTGAAAGGGTTTGATTTTTTAAAAAAAGCTTGCCCTAACGATAAACCTGTCGTAACGTATCTATATGAGCAAAACCAAGGTAAATAAAGTCGCAAGAGACGACAATGGTCTTATCACCAGCAAATCTATAGATTATATTTTTACGGAAGACGGTTTAGTCGACTGGCGGAAAATGGTAAAACCCGAGTTCCTCGTTCCAAACAGAGACAGAACCAAAGAGACAGACGTTTCCAAATTAAGCGATAGCCAGCTTATAATTTTACTGGGAGGGATTAAAGAGCTAGCTCAAATACGCGGTTACACAGACGTTACTTACGTCGTGGTTTCTCCAACCCCGGACTACGTGGTTGCGACATGTACGATCACTTGGCTCCCCAACTATGAAACAGAAGGACACGTCGTTACGTTCTCGGCCATCGGAGACGCGTCTCCAAACAATACTAAAGATTTTGCGAAACATTTTCTTGGTCCGATAGCAGAGAATAGAGCCTTCGTAAGATGCGTTAGAAATTTTCTTAGAATTAATATCGTTGCTCAGGAAGAGTTAGGCAGCGTCAAATTCCTTGCTGAAGAGAACCAAGCAAGCCAAACTGACCCCAAAACTATTCTTATGACTCTGATGAAGGAGAAAGGTTTATCTTTCGAGATCATTAAAAATAAGCTAGTCAAAGAAGGCTACGATAATGCAAATGGGCTCGGCTCGATTGGCGACATTCCCAAGATCAAGGTCTTCGAATTGATAGAAAGACTTAAAAAAGCCAAGACAAAAAAGACTAAGTTACAGTAAAAAGCTGGGTCGATAGAACTTCGCCGCCCTCAGTGATTATTCTTACTGGGCCGCTTATGCCGCTGGGCTCAGCAGGTATAGTAAACTCTACTTCGGTATCAGAGTTTACGGTGAAGCCGACAGGAACATTAGATAATTCTACTCCCCTAGTGTTAGAAAGATTGGTTCCGGTTCCCGTAACCAAGGTGGCGATAGGGCCGTCATTAGGATTGAGAGAACTGATTGTAGGATCTAAACCAAGGTGCCCTTGAGAAATAGAAACATTTTTAACCATCAATTCTCCACCGCCCCCGACAGAAATATTTTCATCGTTTACCATGCCATTAATTCGCAAGCTCTCTTTGAGTGCTCCAGCGTTATCTTGTATTTGAATCTCAAATTTTTCTTTTTTACCTGTAGGTGGTAAATCGATATCCAATTCGTGGGTTGAAAAAGAGAACCCGACTTCTTTTCTGCCCATGATTATCTTATCCGCCGCCAAGTCCGTTCCTGTGTCATGCACGGTGTATTGAGGAGCAGCTATAATTTTACAATCATAAGAAAAATCTAAAACGGAGTGTCCGCCGTATGAAGAAGAATCTACGATAGAACCGTCGTAAATTATCCCTACGTTATCAGAAGAAAGAACCTCGGCATTTGGTATCTCGTTTTTTCTGGGAGAAAAAGAGCCCTTTAATTGCTCGTAAAACGCTACTTCCGCTTGGCCAATTAGAGCTTGGCTTGGGCCCACAGAAATACTATAACTGGTTAATTTTCCTGAGTTAAAATATAAACCAGCGAAATTTCCACTTATATTAATAAACTCATTATCAACACAGGATAGTAGAGGATCTTCTCCCGTCATGAAGTAAGACAAAGAAAGGGTACCATTAGGACCGTCAGTCAAGTAATACTCGGTAGCGATACGTTTATCTATATGGTAATTGGGAGAGATATTAGACGCGGAGCTAACCGAGGCTTCCGTAGCGAATACCCCCGTGCTATTTAGTAAAACAGAAACGTTTCTTGAGCTATAAACCATATCCTTTTTCCCTTAAAAAGCTATTTTTTATAAAAAAAATAAAAAAACTTTATAATGATTACACTACGATAAAGCCTCAGTCAAAGTGTAAATAAATAAAAGGCAAAAGGATTAAGGTATATGGCATCAATTTACAACATACCGGACTGGACCAGCACCCTCGGCCCGTTCGTCGAAAATGACATAGTGAAACACGAAGGTTTCTATTGGTACGCGTTAAGAGACGTAGCCAAAAATGTAGAACCAGAACATCCTTCTTCTAACTGGGGAGGGGTTATCACTGCCGCCCTAAGTACTCATAGCGCTCCTCCCACCTCGACAAAACCCTATTTCTTTTGGAAGCCTTCTTATGGGATGTCTTCTGCCAATAAGCCTAAAGTGAAATCTATACAGTATGGAGATGGGTACGAACAAAGATTTAAAGATGGAGTTTTCAATAACCTCCTTCATATAAATCTCAATTTTGACGGAAGAAACGAGAAAGAAGCCACGGCTATCTCTCATTTTTTAGACTCAAAAGCGGGGGTAGATGATTTTTTCTTCGTCCCTCCTTCTCCCCACCAAAACATAAGAAAATTTATTTGCAGAGAATGGACAACGAGCATGGAGTTCAATGACTCTTACAATATATCGACGGGGTTTGAACAGGTACCGTAATGAATAAAGATAACGCAAAAAAAACTTTTAAAAGAGTGTCTACGGAAGCCCTTAGTCTTTCGCCCTCTGCGCTGATTACTCTTTACGAAATAGACGTTAAAGATATAGCTCGAGACTTTACGTTAAATCGCACAACCGATTACGATTACAGCATACCTTTTAGATTTCATAACATGGAAAACCTCAAGGGTCAAGAGTTGAAATTTCAAGGAAAAACTTATTATTCGTCACCGATTACCGCTAACAACTTTGAATATGCTGGCGGAGGAGCTTTGCCACAACCATTATTGACGATAACCTCGCAAGAAGGCATGGAACAACACGCGGGAGAAAACGCGCTTACTCTTTTAAAAGAAGCATTCAGAGAGCTTAATCATTTAGTCGGAGCGAAGGTGACTAGGATCAGAACATTTGCTAGATTTTTAGACAAAGGCGATAACGACAATATGGAAAACGTGGGCGAAGAGGAGGATATACTAGCAGAATTTCCTAGAGACATTTACTTTATAGAAAGAAAATCGGTAGAAAATAAAAACACAATCCAATTTGAACTTTCAAGCATGATTGACTTAGAGAATCTTCAATTGCCCGGGAGATTAGTCTTATCAACCAGATGTCCTTGGACGTATAGAGGAGAAGGCTGCTGTTATGAGCACAAGGCTTATACTGGGGGGCCGACAGATGGAGATGACCAGAAAAACATTTTCGGAGAAGACGAGCATTTGCCAGATTTTGCTCCGCCAGTAGCCAATGCGGACAATAAAACCATCGCAGAGGTTTTTTCAGAAGATCTTGATTCTTCTTATGATCCAGCAGCGGTAGGAAGAGTTTTAAATTCGACATTCGAAGGCGAATATGATAGAACTAGAGGGACGGAGTCACCTTCAAATCCGTATGTGATAGGCGACGTAGTATTTATCACAAAAAATGATATTAAATATTATTTTGTATGCAAAGGAGACTCTGAAGACTCCAACGTAAACTATGTGCCTCCAGCTTTTGCGCCCCCAAACGGAAGGTATTGGGAACCCGATCAATGCTCGAAAACTTTAGCAGGGTGCGAGCTAAGATGGGGGAGTACTGGGACAGCCAAGAGGTGCACAAACGCAACCTGTGGCACCGACGATAGAGAGGCGGCACACGAATATCTGCCTTTCGGGGGTTTTCCGGGAACCAATACAAAAATATCTGTATTATGATAACAACAAATGAATTTCAGCTAGAGCAGACCAAGAAGCTTCAGCACATAATAAGGCACCACGCCTTAGAAGAACTGCCGTTTGAATGTTGTGGCCTCGTATTGTTAAACAGCGACCACGACGTCGAAGTTTTTAAGTGCCATAATTCAGCAGAAGATAAAGCAAATTTTTATAAAATATCCGCGGAGGAATATCTTATTGCCACTTCCGTAGGTAAGATATTCGCAGTTTACCATTCTCACCCGCAAGGAGAACCAGAGTTCTCTGAGGCAGACAAAGCGGTAAGCAACGAGCAAAAAATAGACGCTATATTATATCATATAGAAACAGATCAATTTAAAGAGTACAGACCAAAATGCAAGAAACAAAAGTAAAAGTAACTCTCCACGGGGCGCTAGGAGAAAAAATGGGAAAGAGAGAATGGAACCTGTGCGTTTCTAGCATTAGCGAGGCGCTACACGCTATCAATACTCTGACGGATCAGAAACTGAATAAGACCTTTTATGATTTCGATAGAAAGAGAATGAAATTTGGCATCTTAATAAATAAAAAAGAATTCGAGATAGAAGACGACAGATCTCAAGATAATGCTGTCTTTTTAAAAATGAGCAACTTGGAAAGCATAGATATCGTACCTGAATTTGAAGGATCAGTCTTTGCGTTCTTAGCTAGCGCAGCGTTCTTCATATTCGGGGCGACCCCAACCACCACTTTGATGGCAATAACCTTGTTGAGTTACGCTCTTTCAAATTCTCTTTCTGAACCACCAACTAGACCAGATCAACGCCAGATAATCAATCCCAATTCTGACCCAGCAACGTTGGCAAACTCTTACTTATTTAGCGGTCCCGTTAACGTGCTAAATGAAGGCGGACCGGTTCCCATAGGGTACGGTAGACTAATGGTGGGGAGCCAAGTAATACAGTCTTCTTATGATGTTTACGAAATTTTAACAAGAGACGCAGGTAGGCAAAGATAATATGTCAACGAATATAAATGGTAGCGTAGTGCCCAACGGCTTGTTTATTCAAGACGCGGCCTATTCTGTTGATAATTTAATTAGTTCCACAAATATGAACTCGGCCGGCACGAGCGGGATTAATTACAGGCCTAGTGGTTACGAAGAAGGGCTCGTTTCTGGAGCAATTGACACAGATGACGACGGAGTAGTAGATTTTACGGGCTACTATACCTCTAGAACCAACATACAAACCTTAGATTTAATATCCGAAGGACCCATAGATGGGTTGGTTAGCGGAGATTATGAGCCCTTTGGGGTAATCGGCGAAATTGGTTATAGAACAATGGATTTTCAGGAATGGGAAACGGGCGACGGAGTAACCACTACGCTCCATCCTTGGTTACGATCAGTATATTTTAATGAAACTCCGGTAGCTAATGAAAAAGGACAATTAAACTACCAACAAGTTGGGGTCTCTACTTTTGACGGAGCAGCTTCGGGTATAGGTCCCAATGACCAGTTTTTGAATAACGTCCAAGAGTCCAGACCCTCCAGAACTAGGACAATTAGCGAAAGGCTATACGGACCGGATAGAGACCCAAACGCAAATGCTTCAGTTGTAGACGATTCGGCCAACGTATATTACCCAAAGGTCTACAGAATTATAAATCCTGAATGTAATAAACTCGCTATAAACTTCAGAATTCCAGCTTTAAGCTATACAAAATATGGAGATGAATTTGAACAAGACGAGCAAGGACAAATAGTTGGATCAAACCTTAATTTTGCCATAGAGTATAGACCTATTTATGAATACCCCTTAGGATCTCAACCAGACACCGACCAATGGACAGATGTCTCGAGCGATAGATTAGGCATACAAGGATTATTAAGTCAAGCCTACATGCACACTGTCTCTTTTTCCCTGACAGCAGACACAACCGAACACCTAAAAGGCTGGGAAATTAGAGTAAAAAGATTAACCGCTGACAGCATTACTTTTAACATAACTAACCAAAGTTTCATAGATACAATAACTGAATTTTATGAACAAGGATTTTCTTATCCAAACTCCTCTTTGGTTTCTTGTTTATTCAGATCTGATTATTTTGGTCAGGTTCCGAATAGGGCATTTGACATGCGCCTTCAAAAGGTGAAAGTCCCAGTTGGTTACGACCCTGAAACTAGATCCTACTCGACAGCAGGCGATCCACCCGCATATGTTCCTTGGGAGGGAGATTTTCAAACGAATGAAAATGGAAGTTGGGATTTAAAATGGACAGACAACCCCGCTTGGATATTTTATGACTTAATAACAAACAAAAGATATGGTTTAGGCAAATATGTACCCGACGTATTGGTCGATAAGTGGACACTATATAAAATAGGACAATACTGTGACGTTTTAGTCGACAATGGGGAAGGGGGATACGAGCCTAGATTCAGCTGCAACGTGCTGATCAACACTAGAGAAGAAGCTTATAAAGTACTCAAAGACTTTGCCAGTATTTTTAGGGGCATGTTATATTACGGAGTAGGATCTATCCAAGCTACTCAAGATAGCCCCAGAGAACCCGTCTTACAATTTACTAACGGCAATGTGTTAGATGGAAATTTCAATTATAGCTCCACCTCCAAGAAAGTAAGGCCGTCTGTATGCTTAGTCAGGTATAATGAAAAAACAAATTTTTATAAGCCAGCCATAGAATACGTAGAAGACTCAGAAGCTATAAGAAAATACGGAATAAGAGAAAAAGAAGTCACGGCATTCGGATGCACTAGCCGGGGACAAGCAATAAGATTAGGAAGATGGCTATTGTATACGGACAATTGGGAAACGGATGTGGTTTCATTCACTTGCGGCGGGGAAGGAATGCTTCTCAGGCCCGGGGACTTAGTTAAAATAGCAGACAAGTATAAAGGCTTGGGCACAGAAGGTGGGCGTACCGTATCTGCCGGCGTAACTGGTGTATTTTTAGATAGGGTTGCGGCAGAAGAAAGCTCTAACTACATTCTAAGTCTTACCACTCCGAGCTACTTTTTTGACACTTCTTTGGTTAAGGGGGTGCCAGCAGACCCATTTGATTCTTCTGATATTCCAGATATAAGAAGGAGCCATGTCCAGTCTTTCAAGTTTCATACTTCTAATACTGCTGGCGTTTCTGTTTATAATACTATTATAGGCAGTGGATCGGCAGTTGCGCCCGGTGGTGGTGGGTCCGACGGGCCAATATATGGGACAGTCATAAAGTACCCGGAAGGCACTTTTGATACATCGTTATTTAATGTGACTGGTGATGAAGATGTGTCGCCGAACATACAAGCGCCAGAACAGCTAGTTTGGACGTTAGAAAAAGCGGATTCCTATGAACCAGAACATTATAGAATAATAAACGTAAAAGAAGACGAAGACTCTCTCCGGTTTGCTGTTGAAGCGGCCAAGTTCCATTCAGGCAAATTTGCAGCAGTAGACGAGGGGATAGTTTTCACTCCCGCTAGCCCAAGTACGGCTTCGAGTGCTGCTGCGCCCCCCGATCCGGTAAGCTTAGATTTATATGACGAATTTCTTAAGAAGCCAGACGGGTCAGACTCTAGCACTAAACAGCTAGTATGGAAAGTAGAACAACCTTCTCCCGCCACTATAGGAACTACTTATTATTATCAAGTATGGGCAAAAACAGGCTCTGCGTTTTCGACCGAAGACTTCAAAGAGGGCTCGAGCGTGCCCCGGGATCAATTTAAAGAAGGCAGGATTTTAAAGTCAAACAATACCAATTTTTCATCAGGGACTTTTATACCACGACATAACGATAAAACGTATCATGCGTTAGCTTACGCTGTAAACAATGTCGGAATATATTCTAGCAATCACAAAATAAGCTCTGAAGACGTAGAAGACCATTATCCAGTAAGAGACGTAGTTATTGATTCGTTAAGGCTGAAGAGCAACCAAAGCGAAGAAGGCTCTGCTGGCGCAGGAGCTAAGCCTTATTTTATTGCGGACCCCCAAGGCAAGGATCATAATTTTACTTGGAGAGCAACCCACGCTTACGCAGGGGCATACACCTTGCCCTTGGAATATAAAGTTACCATACGTAAACCCAGCGCATCTAACGTACCTTGGACGGCGGGGCCTAACCACACTGACGTACGCCTCTCAAGGATAGTAGGAGAAAATCAATTCAGTTTTCATTTCGACCTCAATAAAGAAATCCAAGGCGGTCCTTTCAGACATTATGACGTAGTAGTAGAGGCGATAGATCCCAATTCTTTAGAAATTTACCCAAATAATTCGTCTACCGGATCCTGCCTATATACTGCCGGAGCGACTTGCGACGGCTACGATATATTAGAAGTTCATGACCCAAGACCTTCCGGATTTAATCTCACCCCGCGCGTAATGCACGGCACGAGGCCGGGTAGCTGTTTTGGGGGGGACAAAGTGTGTACGCAGCAACATATTACTTCAGACGGGCTAATATATTTAGATATAAGAAATAATTACTGGAAAGACCTAGCAGGCGGGACGCTGTATTTGTCTGCAAGCGGTTTTGACACAGGAGATTTTATTGGTGGCCAACATGGTACTCCAGACCATGCTGGCAGGAAGGCCGGGATTGTTGATGATGTTGAAATAGCCCAAAGACAGATAGTAGAAGTTCCGTTCGAAGCTCATGAAGCCCAATGGGTGGGGGCAGACCCGTTAATGCTCACGCCAATGAATAATCCTGATGCTGGTGACGGAAACCCTATGCCTATCGACATAAATTATACAATGAAATATTATATGGCGGCATCATTTTATGATAAGTTTGATAAGGCCAGAAAAGATGATGGGGATGCGAATTATGACGCAGGACAATACGTGGCTTTTGCTAGACCGGCGACTGGCGTCGGTGGGGCAAGTGATATTATTCCGGGATGTAACACCACAGGTAATCCAGCTCCCGACATAAACGGAAACGATGCTGTCTGTGTTTATCCGAGCAAATACTTCAGCTCGCACGGAATGAATCCTTTTCAGTGGTGGATAAGGTTAAACGTAAATGGCCAATGGGAAGGACACGGCATAAGTATGGTTAGGGTACTAACTAAAAAAGACGTAAATAACTATTATGCTTTCGATGGCTTTTATGATTATACGTGCAAAATGGTAGAACGCCTTGAGACCGTGGACGGTAACCCCACTTATGCAATTTATCCAAATGATTATTGGCTTTCTCGTTCTGTTTGCAGATTCACTCAAGGAGAAAAACTCGCCGGCGCTGCAGGAGCTTATGGAGATTATTGGCATAAGCCGGATTTACATACCAGATATTATGATAACCAACTAGATAGGTGGGAAGGACAAAATCTAACGGGCCTCAAAACGGGAATACCCGCCCCGTCTTCAGGCCTAGAAAATATCCGTTCATATGATGAGTTTGGAGAAGAATCTATCAATATATTGGGGCAAAAACTTACGAGGCCGCTTCACGGATACAGAAGATTCAGATGTTATTTTGACAGACATAATTTGCCACCCTCCGGAGAACCCGGTCGTCCTGCTCCATACTCAGTGATAGGTTTTAATTCGTGGAATGGCGTATATGAAAGCTGGCCCGGAGATTATAGCGCTGTTACAAATGATCCAGAATTACTTAACAAAAGTCTTTTCTTCGCAAGAGAGTGGGCGTTTGATAGCCTTGATGGTCAAGGCAATCTAGCATTTCCGAAACACACGGTTCAAACATGGATGAATTTAGCAAGGAGACCGCAGGAAGATAGTCCGGCATACGTAGCAAAAGGCGATCTTTTTGAAAATATTCCCGGCGTATGGAATCATCACTCTGCTGGGTTTGGCGCCGGTTTTGGGGGACTACTAAAAACGCAGAGATACTTTGACGTACACTTGGGCAGGTTAATTGATGATAGTTATTTGGAAGAAGCGTTGTTTGCGGTTGCCTCCTCTAATGACTACAGCATAAAATATCAATCAGCGACCTTCAGCAACATAGCCACAGGAGGGGCTCCAGCCCTTGCCCCATTGTTAGACATGTCCATGTTCACTGACTGGGGCTACACATGGTATATCGACGAATCTGGATTTAATCCAGCGAATTACGACTACAGTTACAATCAATAAGATGAAGCCTTTAGACAACAACGTATTAATGATAGTCCTAAAGACGGGGGAGAAACTGACCTTTTCTCTCCCTTCCGGTGGCGAGCCGGAAGACTTCATTAAGACGGCTATGGAGCTAGAAGGGCTATCGGCCCCCGATGTAGACAGAGCTTATTTTATTAATGATCCTAGTTATTCCCCCGTCACATTTCAAGAAAGCTTTGATTTAGAAAAAGGTCTAATTAATGAGCTCGGAGAAATCAAAAAAAGAAAAAAAGATACCATAAGAAAGCATAGAAACCTTATCCTTAACAAGCTAGACATACAGTTTCTTATAAGCTTAGAAAGCGAATGTCCTGACTGCACGCAACACATCAAAAAGATAAAGGAATACTTAAGAGATATACCTCAGCTATTTGATTCTGAAAAATTTGAATACGAAGAAACAAATAAAGTACTTAACTTTAATGTATTTGACAATGTGTTTGATATAGACGTTTCTAACCCGGGTTCTGGGTACGACAACCCACCGACCGTAACGATAGCCCCCCCTCAAAAAGATGAGGTGCCGGGATTTCAAATGAAAGCTATAGCAGAAATCGAAGACGGAAAAGTAATTAACATAAAAACCGTTCGGGTCGGTAGCTCATACATGGAGGCTCCCATCGTCAGTCTCTCTCCCCCTGAAGAAGCAGACGGCATGCAGGCTCGGGCGGTAGCGAGTGAACCCGAAAATAATATATATCACTATTTAGAGCAAGGCTTTGAAAACACGTATAATATATATGACTTATATTTAAAAAATTTAACAACAGAAAACAAGGAATAAAAAATGGCTAAACAATTTGGATACACAGCTTCTATTTTAAAAAACTCAAACCGCCTCGTGGCCTCATCTCAAGCTGATTGGGGCACCCTACGAAACGGGAGCTACGTTATACTTGAGGGCGATGATCACTTTTATACAGTAATCGGCAAAAATAAGTTTTTTTATATAAAAGACGTAACAGTCGCTTCGCCAGCAGAGCTTGTGATCGACGATAACGTCGGGATAAATGTAACAATGAACGACGTTATCGCCTTCTCTTATAAAAAATATGAAGTCGATAGCGTTTCGATTGCCGCCGCTGGCAAAAGCTATAAGCAAGGGGATTTGCTGCGCCCAGAAGGCGGCGTATGCAGCTATAGCGCCATAGATGACATCGACACCCCTACGGAGCTAGAAGTGGCTGAGGTGGGCGCTCAGGGCGAAATAAAGGCTCTCACGATCAAGTCTAAAGGCGTATACATAGAAGCCCCAGCAGAAAGAACTCGGCTGGTTTCGGGCGCCGGAGACAGCGCAGAGGTAGTTTTAAATGTAACATTGTTAGACAGCAGGTCCATCGAAGAAAGGAGCGTAAAGAGCATTAGGATTGACGGCGAAAACAACAAAACTCACCTAGAGCTAAACAACTCCTTGCCCCCCAAATTAATTAAAGGAAAAATATCTATTAACAAATGGGAAATTCTTTTAAATATTAATCATCCCGGAGAGAACAGAATTAATACAACTTATCAAGTAATAAGAGACTTTACTCCCAATTTGAATATACCCTTGATGAAAGGAAACATAAGTAAAAACGAAGCAGTATATAATGAAGCTATTTCTAAGATAGATGAAGCCATTAAAAAACTGTATGATAAAACAGAATTAGACCTTTAGCCGGTCGTACCAAACCTGTTTGGCTTGGCTCCCTCAAGGATGCCCCCTTGTCGCATCTCAGAAGAAAGCACCCTAACTACTGCTTCTTCTATGGATCCTGCCAGTTCTCGTCCCTCTCCAGCTGTTCCTCCGCTTACCGTGCCTGCGGCCCGGCCATTGCTATCAACCCTTACGCTTATATTAATGTTGTTGGTGTTAGACATATTAGAGCCAGTACTCGGGTTTAGTATAGATCCCCCGTTAGAACCCATGAGCCCGCCATTAGCTGCTCTAGGCAAAGTGCCGTTGTTAAGCTGGCCCATGAATGGTATACCATATTTTCTAACAGCATCCCTGCTCATTACAAATTCTCCTTCAGTCAACAAGGCGTGTCCTTGAGAAGGGGGACCACCATTAGCATAAGGAATGGGGCTTCCGGTTCTCTCCCATAGAGCGCGAGCAGGATCTTCATCAAAGCCGCCAAACCCTGCGGCCCCACGACCGAAACCGGAATACCCCGGGCTATAGGTAGACGGCATGGGCCCCTTGCTTGTGCTGGGCGAAGCGGAAAGCCCACTGAACAGACTAGCAATCCCACTTATATTGAATCCGGCGAGGCCGCCGTTAGCATATTTGGGAATCAATCCGCCTGTATTGCCTTGCCATATTGGACCCTGAAAAGGTTTTCCTAACAGGTTTCCGCTACCATAAGCATAATGCATTCCAAAAAGGGAGGCCATATTGAACATCATTTTATTCTTTTGGCCCTGTCTATATTCTTCGTACTGTTTAAGCTCTTCTTGGTAAGCTTCTTCGTCAGCACGTAAATTGTCCTGATAAGTCCAAAAGGTTTTTTCTTTGTCTAAACGGAATCTATTTTTGGGATTTAGATCATCCATTAGAGACCGTCTGGTCATCATCTTGCTTACGTCTTGGTTTATTTCGTCAGGGAACAGGTCGTTATCGTAGATTACTGCGTTCCTTAAGATTGCGTCTACGGATTTACCTCTTCTTCTCTCTTCGTACTGAGACGTTAGTCCCTTCTGCGGGTCAATTAGATCTTCTGGCTTAAGGTCTGATATTAGCGTTCCTTTCGGAGCATAAATCCTTGATTGTTCTAATCTGGCTGGTTCATCATCAGGGTCATTATATCCTCCACCAAAAATATTTTCCCATAGAGAACTTCCTTCCCAGTCATCGTCTGGAGGCGCCACATAAGCTGGCGCTCTTGATGGGTAACCTCCATGCATCCCACCACCCGTAGCAGCAGTAGCGACGCTACCTTGGTTGATTGCATCCAAGAAAGGTAGCCCATATTTAGAAACAGAGGAACGTTTTATGACATACTCATTGTTATGGACCTTGGCCAAAATGTCATCTCTGACCCCGCTTCCTCCAGCCCTTACGACGCCACCCTCTTTGAATTCAGGAACTAGTCCGCCCTTGTTTCCTCCTCCCAGAGCCCGCATCCCGCCGCCTATTCCTCCCATCATGGATGATATTGCGGCCTGCATTACCATTTTTGTAACCTCGTTTAACATTACGTCTGCTAAATCCGCAAACGCCTCCTTAACATCCTTGGTTCCGTCAATAATAGACATGAATGCGTCAGCCATATTATCCCTGAGTGCGTCTACGCCGTGCAAGACTATATCTTGCATGTCTTCCGTCCATTGTTTAGCATTGTATCTGAACTTGTCTCCTAGTGCTTTTTGGTATGGATCATATCCCAGCTCCTTCTCTGTTAATCCGTATTGCCGAGCTGTCTGTAGTCCAGCCATTGAGCCTTCTGCTAAAGCATTAGAACCCATCTTGCCGGTTTCATATAGCTTTTTATTTATTGCGTTATCGGTAATTATTCCAAACCCAGCCGATTGAGCTTCGTCGCTTATCTCTCCCCTTTGGCGAAAACCCGCCAACCTGTCTTCTTGTTCTGAAATTTGGGCTGACACCGCATCATTTTCCGCTTTAGTCAGTCTTGGTACACGCTCCATTTTTCTATCGAATTTTCCTCGCCTAGCATCTTCACCAGTACGTTTGTATGCGTCACGGTACAATGTTGCTTCTAACCTTTTAACTTCTTCTATGGCCATGCCTGTCTCTCTTGCAGTTTGCACAGCCCGCTCAGCCACCTGCCTCAAAGCCTCAGAACTAATTCTCTGATCTTCCCACATCGCATGCATGGTCCAATAGTCTTCAGAAACGGCCTTGGCGGCACCAGCGGCAGCCGTGCTGATTTTACCTTCTGCACGAAGCGCTTCGTATCTTTTAGCATCCCTGTCGGCTTGGGCATATGCGCCCGGCGAAGTTCGCACCTCGGCGCCCCACGCGTTGGTACCGTGGGTGCCATACATCTGCTTCTCTGTAAGACGTGCGCCCATACTTCTCTCTCTCGCGTCTTTCTCCAATATTTTGTCCGTCGCGTTTTGTGGCGCATACAAGGCTTTCATGTATTCGTCTTGGAGCTTTTTCATCGCCTTTCTACCTTCAGGGGTTCGTGCGTTCTTAGCCTTGTCGTTATATTTTTGGATAATGGAATTTAAATATTGTTCTTGGCTCGCCATTCCCGCTATCCACTCGTTTCTAGTTTTAACGAGATTATCCGTGGTGGCTATTGCCTCCAGATAACCTTGTCTGGATAATTTACCGTCCCTAAACAGGCCAGCAAGCTCTCCTCTCTCACCCCCAGCAGCTAAATCCGACTCCAAGAAGCTCGTAAACTCTTTGTCGGTCATTGAATCCTGTAACCTGAGATTCGTTTCCATTATAATATTTTCTTCTTCTTCCTTGCTTAGCTGCCTTCTCGCAGCCATGGCCTGCTTATAAGCGTCTTCCTTGTTTCTAATATATTTCCATTGTTTTTTGCCATCCTTATCCTCCACCGGCATTTTGTAGTAATATGCCTTTATTCCCGCCTCTGTCTCTTCCGTGGTTGCTGTGAGCGGGGGCATCATTTTGTCTTGAATCATCTGAAGGCCTTGGTCCGCGACGCTTCTTAGCTTAGCCGTATCGAAACCCTTCCAGCCCGTGGGCGCTATCGTAATTTTTTTGGTTTCCTCTCTAAAATCTTTCGCCACCCTTTCTCTTACTCTAAGAGCGTATTCGTTTTGTGCTGCCTTGAATAATTTTGCCCCTTTCCCTTTCCGGCCAAAGTCTCCCCTTTTCGGAGCCCCCTTGCCTTCTCTTCCTAAGCTCTGCTCAGCCTCAAATTTTCTTTGTTCAGCTGTTTTGATTCCGGGATGGTGTGATCTATATATGGTTTCGGCCATCTTTGGATCACCGAATGCGCCACTATTGGGGTTAGCCATTATACGTTGTATTTCTCTATCCTTACCTGCCGCGCTATGTTTATATTTTCCAGTTCCGCGCGTAATGGATCCTCCCTTGATGCCCATCTCTCTAGCCATTATTTGGGCATTTATTTGTTTCTGTATGTCAACGAGCCCGCCTTTCCCTTGCTCTGAAATTAAACCAGCCTCTCTCAGTTTCTCTAGATTCGCCAAGGTACTTTCGTTTAGAATTTCGAACACCTCTAATTGTCCCGTGGCAACTTCCCGGGCTTGTTCCATAAAAGATCTTTGTATGTCTAAAGTTTTTTCTTCTTCATTCTTGGGCTGAACCATCCATTTTTTGAACTGCCCATAAAGATCCTGAGCTTCGTCGAAGCGACCCATTTTTGTCCGACCCTCAAACTGTCTTTTGATTTCTTCTTGAATACCCGATACTGTGCCTCTCTTTTCTCTAACATACCTGTTAATCGTTGTGTCTAGGAGCACCATGTCGTTTACAAGCTCGCTAAAGTCTTTTCTGCTTATGTCTCCCGACTTTAGCTCTTTAGAGTATTTACCTAGCGCCGAAGAAATAACGTTGCCCAAGGTATTTACGCCGTCGAGATCAAATTCGGGTTCGAATTCTTTACGAGAATAGTCACCGCTCTTTCTGATTTGCTCCCTAAAGACTCTCTCTAGTTTATTCATATCATGAACATTAAAACTTATAATAGAATCTAAATATTTTTGGAAGTTTTCAGAGGTATCTCTGCCGAGTTTATCTAGTAAATTTATACTATTTAGGAGCCTTTGTTCGTATTCTCTATAGCCTATTGCTTCTTGATTTATCAACTTCTCGTCGATTATTCTTGTAGTGGCCTTGAACAGCTGCATGAACTGAGGCCAAGTCACCTCCCCTTTTATATACGCCTGAATGCTCTTTCTAAGGTCATCGTTCATGAGCTTTTGCGTTTCGACAAAATCATCTGCGCCCAGCGAGTAATACATCATAATTGCATTATTTAGCTCATTCATATTAGCTTGTACATGCGTTTTTGCCACATTGAACTTTCGATTCATCTCGTAGGAGGCCGCCCGTTGTTCGGTAGTGCCTTTGAATTTTTGTTCTCCCGCAGCTATATTTGGTAGAGCAGTGTCGAAGGTTCTGGGTACGTAAGACCCCCCTTCGAATTCTGCGCCCCATTTACCCCAATCAACCAAGGGGTCGAGTATATTGTCCTTATAAACGTCTTGGAACATCTGTTCGAGAGGCTTTTTCTTTGCATGCCATGTTTTTGCAAGGTCTTTTTGTAGTTTTTCCTCTTTTGCTATTGGAGTAAATGTCCAGAGCTTGTCTTTCACCTTCTCTATTTGGTCTGACCTTTGCTTGAGTAGAGCATCATAATTTTCTTTATCTTTTATTTTTATGGCTTCTAACAATTTTTCAAAGTCAAGCTTTCCATGCTCATTAAGTAGTTCCGCAACGTCGAGCCCCTTGTCCCCGCCAGATGCTTCTAACCACGCTGTTAAATCGAGCGGATTATATGTCGGGAGGCCTGTTGTAGGATGAAGCTGCGTTTTCGTGACGGGAATGTCATACGTTTTTATCAGCGCATCAAAGTAGGTTTGCTGGGCATCTACAGTACTCTCAAGAGCAATATTGCCGATCCTCGACCAAGAACTGCCGCGCTGGCGCACCCCCAGTAAGAGCTTGTCGAGGATTTTTTGTTTGTCTTTTGGATTTTTCTTTATCTCGCCCACCGCTTGGTACCATTGTTCCGTAAAGTCGTCTATCATTTTTGGATCCAAACCCGGTGTTCTCAGAATCTCGATTACCGCGTCTGCTTGTAGATCGCGTGCTTCTTGTAAGGCGTCAAAAATAGGATCCTCATGATGAGGCAAAATAAGTGGACCTCTCCGTAGGCCGGGTAGCTGCGGTGAGGTTCTTTGTCTAAAATCCTCAACGTTTGGGGTCTGGCTCGGGACCAGAGGCCTTTGGAGATATTGAGCGTGTGCCTCACTTTGTTCCTGTTTTAACTTAGTGATTTCAGCTAGTCGAGCTGTTTCTTCCTTTTCTCTGTCGGCTGCGTCTTCCCGCGTGTTGTATTGTGCCTGAGCAAGGACGTGTCCTTCTGCGCGGAATCTCTTAAGCTCTTCACTTTGAAGTTTTACTTGGTCCTTGTACTCTTTATCTGCTTTTCTGTAAGCCTCAGTCGAAGCAGAAATTGCCGGGACCCATGCTTTTGTATAAGTCTCTACATTTTTTGGAAGGTCTTTTTGTGGAGTTTCCTTTACCAAGGTTTCCATTCCTTTTGCATAGGCTTTGTTAATGCGCTCCATCCCTCGACCTGCCTCATCACGAACCTTTTCAAGCGCAGCGATCGGCCCTTTCATCTCTTGGTATTTTTTACTCGTTCCCGGCCCCTGCCAATCGGGCGCTGCTTGATCCTCCCATTTCTTGCGAGCAGCCATGTTTTTCTGATGTTTTTGGCTGGCTTTTAACAAGGGTTCAGCTGCTTGCCGAGCCCTAATTGCATCCCACTTAAAACTCATAGCCTCGTTCCGTTTCGGAGTTCTTCTGCGTCCCTCGAACACTAACTCGCCCGGGTGTTTTTTCATTAGCTCTACGCCCTTGAGGTCTCTAATGTCTTTCGGGGCTTGCTTTAATTTGGCTTGCCTGAGTTTTAATCCGGCGATCTTGGCTTTGAGTTCGGGCATATCTGCTCTACCTACGTCGGTTGCCTCTAGCTCGAGTCGTTCTAATTCTTCAGTAACCCAAGTCAAAGCTTCGGCGGGAGTAGCAAGGATATTTTCTATATACGATTCAGAAATAGCATTTACCAAATGACCGCTCCTTACTATTTCCGCCATCCCTTGTTTGGCTGTTGCTTCGGACGTAGTTAAACTTAATGCGGTACGAGCGACAGCAGGATCCGCTATGGATAGGGGTAGGCCCGTCATCGGATCGAGCCCGGTGCCTTTTTTAACTTCTCCTGCTTTGGCTTTATAACCAGCTTTATATAGGCCCTTTTTGACCAGCGGATGCTGCGCGCCGAGCGTTTGATCTTCTTTGAACTTTTCCTCAGGAATATGTTGAAAAACACCCGTTGTCCTTCTTCCTCTGCGCTCTCTTAGCTCTTTCATCTCCTGCTCGCGCAGTGCCAAACGATTTTGAGCCTCTACCTTGTTGAGCTGGGTTACGGGTTTCCTTAGCGCATCGTTTTCCTTCTTCTGACGCTCCTTTGCCGCTTCCGCCGCGATTCTCGCTTGCTCATCGCTCTTTGACATAGCGTCCCTTTTCAAGGCCTCAGTATGGAGCCTCATTGACTGAGCGTGATTTACTTGAGACCTTACAACCACGGCGTCGTATTTAGCTGCATCAGTCAAACCTTTTTCTAGGTTAGCCCAGTTGGCATTCATTTCTGCCGTTATGCCTTCATACCAATCTGCACCTTTCTGTGTTGCGTCCACGGTCTTCGAAAGAACTTCGCCGCCTGACCCTATGAGATTCCCCCTTTGTAATTCAATTTTTTTCTGAGTAGCCGTCTCTTTTTCCACGAGCAGTTTTTTCAGGTTTTGAACCTGTATTTGGGCGGAGGTCGAGTCATCCGGTTTAATTTGCTCCATGAATTTTTTTCCAAGTATTTTTTCGTAAACTTGGAAATTTTCTTTGACGCTACTCATAACATCCCTAGGATCTTGCTTGTCCATGTCAGTCATATCTATCGCCCTGAGTTTGGTATCGATTTCTGTTTTGAGCCTCATTAACTCTATATGTTGCTCAAGTCTTTGCGTATCTTCTACGTTCCGCGGACCGATAGGTTTGTTGCCGCCCGGACGACCAGTCCGCGTTTTTTTCGTAATCGTATCTATTTCGGTCCAAAATTCCTCTAATGCTGACGCTGCTATATCGGGTGCCCCCGCGGCCATTAGTTGTGCATGTTTTAAATCGATGCCTCTGGATATATTTTCTAACGAACCGGTTAAACGGTCGCCCGCGTCGTTGACGTGCTTAAACTGATCTCCCCATTGTTCGAAGGAGCTCTTAAAGTCAGTATTTAGGTTCTTAATATTGGCCGCGGTGTTCCCTAAGTCTTGGCGAACTGCGTTGAAATCATGACCACTCTGTTGGAAAGATAACGCAAGCAGGTTTAAATTTTCTTTAAGTACTTTTTGCTCACCTACGGGATTCTTGCCGAATATCCCTTCGACATTTTGTTCAAAAACTCTCGCAGCGCCCGCTGCTTCTGAGCCGCCAATGGTCTTAGATGCGATAGCCTCCATTAAAGCTCTTACGTAGCTATTTGCCTGAGCGAATTCCATCGACACATAGCCATCCTCCTTGGCTTCGAGTCCTAGCGCATCGGTGAATTTGTCCATAATTTGATGTAAAGTAGTGGCGGCATCGGTATATTGCTGGGTGAGCAAAAACGGGTTCGGCGCCGCCGCGATCTTTGCGTCGGATGCACGAACGACCTCCCTTTTATCTCCCGCTAGCTGCTGAGTCTGACCCGTACCGGCTCCGTAATTTAATGCTCGAACCATTTCTTCGGCATTAAACCCCTTGTTGGCCGCCTCTCTGAAGTAGTTCATGATTTCCGCTGGGGTAACCGTATATATGTTTCTCATTGGAAAAGTTACATCTTGCATGCTTCCCGGGGTTCTTATTGTTTCACCTTCCGCCGATGCAGCGGAAGCAGGCCTTAGCTCGTAACCTCGGTCTTTTATCTTTACATTCGTACCCACATCTGCCCACTGCATGTTGCCTCGGCCATATGTCCACTGCATTGGTCCCGTCGCCTCAAATGCTTTCGCGGCGCCAGAGATTATCGCCTCGGGGGTGCCTTCTACAATCTTCGTAATTATTTTGTCTACTAGTCGAAAGTTTTCTATGGACTCTGCGGTCATTCCCGTTTGTCCCGCCCCTTTCTTTGCCCAGTCTCCCGCCTGCAACTTTTTGAAGTCTACAAGATTGAATCTCAAATCTTGAATCTTTTCCATCGACAAATCGGGGATATTTATCGCATTACCAAACGCTTTCAGTGCATCGGGGTCCATTGCCAACGAGTTTATGGCGTTAAGAAGGCTTTTTCTCAGCTCCTCAAAGTTGGCCCCAGCTTTCTGTTCCTGTACATTTTTTTCAGCCTGCGCTCTTTGCGTGCCTACTTCAAGGTCTCTAATGGCTTTGCTTTTTTGTTCCATTAAGATGCCCTGCTCTATGTCTCTTAATGGGTCGGTTATTAGGTTGGCTTTGTCACCAAGGACTTCTCTAATTGCGTCTGATATATTATCTTGCGTTAAATTGACTTCTCTTACGGTGGCATCAAGGTCAGCTATATTTTGTTCTATTTGTGATAGAATATCTTCATCATCCCTAAGTTTGGCGGATAATTTCTTTTCTGCTATTTCCGGTATCTGGCCTTCAATTTTTTCCAATCCAGCGAGAGCGGCTTCGCCGCCGGGGAGCGCGCCGACCAACGACTTTAGAGCGTCTAGATTTCTTGTCAAGCTTTTTTCTAAACCTGCTTTAGCCACGTCTCTAACTT